ATGTGTTTGAATGTGCTTTATCATCCGGATTTTACCACTGCGTTATCGCCACAGCTTCATCCTCGGCTCCGCCCGTTTGGCAAGTTATAGTGTTGCCGCAGCCTCGTTCCGCTACACACTTTATTACTTGTGTCGTTTCGTTAAACGACGCAATTCTTTAAGTTCTTCTGATTGCTTTTGCAATCTTTCCATCTTACTTTTAACTAATTGTTCAAGCAACCTATCGTCAAAAACAAAATTGCGTTCTTCTAACTTTTTGTGAAACGACAGTATTTCTTGTTCGTTCGTCATCACTTCCTTTATAAAACAAAAACCCCAGGGTGTTTAGTCCTGGGGTTTTATAGAATTTGGTTATTTAAAACTTAGGTTCTATAATCCCCCAGGCCACGATTACTAATATCACGTGTAATCATACCCCAGTAGGCCACTAGCCCACATTCGGGTTGTGATATAAACGCTTTATGTAATAGTGCTGAAGTCATCATAGTATCTATTGTAGTTTTATTTATCATTCTTGTCAAGCTTTATTTTATTTATGATTGCCATTATTTTTCTTGCAACTGTTGTATTTTTAGCAACTCTCTTGTTTCTTTGGTTGTAGCTAACCGACTACCAACATCTTCAATAATCCTTTTTGCTTTTACAACTAGCTCTGCATTACTTTTTGCTAGTATCCTTGGACTAACAAATATATTGTCTTCCATGCCAACACGAGCATGTCCGCCATTGATAGTACTTAATGCTACATATGGCATTTGCCAGCGGCCTACACCAAATGCATACCAATTTGCATTGCTGGGTAACAGACTTCGAGCATATTGTAACGTCTCAGGGCAACTAGGCCAACCCCATTTTACACCAGTTGCAATTTGTACTAACGGAGGGTTGTCGATTTCGCCATTTTCAATTAGTTCTTTAGCAATCATCATGTCGCCGCTGTCAAAGATCTCTAACTCTGGTTTAACTCCTGCTTTCCTAATAAGTTCTGCCATAGCACGTATAACAGGAATACTATTAACAGTAATTTGATCTCGCCCTCGATTCATTGTATTAAAGTCCAAACTACATATTTCTGGTTGAAGTTTTAACACATGGGCTACACGTTCTTCTGGAGATAGAAATCCAGGATGGCCATGGCGTACAGACTCAGCAGGCCCAGCAGCACCAGGTCCAGTAGTTAGATTAATTAGAATTTCCTTATTCTGTGCGCGAATACGTTCTACTACTTCCTGATAGTATTCAAACTTTATACTAGGGCCAGTAGTTTCTGGGTCTCTAACATGTAAATGTACAATACTAGCGCCAGCATCGGCAGCTTCTAACGCTGAATCAGCAATCTCTTTGGGAGTGACTGGCAAGTTAGGATTACTCTTTTTTGTAGTATGAGCACCAGTAACTGCACAAGTTAAGATAGTTTTCATAATGTACGACCACCATCAATAACAAAAGTATTACCTGTAGTAAAACGTAACCGAGTAGCAATAGCTTCTACTGCTGCGCCAATATCCTCGGGCGTACCTACTCGCTGTAGCGGAGTTAAAGATGCCATACGATCGTAAAAGTCCTGTCCGTACGACAAAAATCCAGTGTTAATCGAACTCGGACAAATAGACACAACACGAATATTAGGAGCAAAGGCCAGTGCTAAGTTTTTAGTAAGTGCTTCAACACCAGCTTTTGACGATACATAAGCCACGTTGCTACCATGCCCTGGGCGTTGCGTACTAGCTGAACTAATATTAACTATTAGTGCATTTGGGCTTTTGTCTAGCAATGGTTTAAAAGTTCTAATTGTAGAAAATACTGATCTTAGATTAGATGTTAAAATTTCTTCAAAGAATTCGTCGGTTACCGATTCGATGTCTCGATGAGGAATTGGTCTTGAATGTCCTGCTGATGTTACTAAGATATCACATTGTGAAATTAATTCTTTAACAGAAACTAGGTCGTCGGTATTGCATACATCAGCATAAATGGCAAGATGATTGTCACCAGGTAAGGTGTTTATAAAATCCCTAAAATCATCTAAATTACTTCTTACTAAGCCCACAATACGTGCGCCGCTAGCTGCCAAACTTTGGCATACTGCCCGGCCAATTCCTCCATTGGCTCCGGTAATTACAGCAGTTTGTCCTGATAGATCTTTTAATGGTGTAAATGTCATAATAAATACTCGCATCTTCCTGTGTTATAAACTATACTACAAACTTCAACTACAGTCAATCTATGCCCTCAACTCCTTTAGTCTATACTGGTGACCAATTTGGTTTCTATACCGTTGGTCCTAATTTTAAAACATACAGCAAACTATTAGCCATTGAGGAAATGCAAAGAACTGGGCAGCATTTAGAATGGCATTTCAACGAACATACTTATAAACAATATACCTGGAAAACCGAACCAGAAGAAACGTTAAGTGAATTGTATAAAAAAAGAGCTCAAGAAATTAGAGATTCTTATGATTATATTGTTTTATGGTATAGTGGCGGCGCTGATAGTAAATGTGTGCTTGATTCTTTCTTAGATAATGATATTAAAATAGATGAAATTGCAAATTTTATATCGTACGATGCTGACAAAAACAAAAAAAGTGTATTAAACGAAGAAATATTTTGCACTGCGTTACCACACCTAGATCGAATAAAAGAAAAATGGCCCGATGTTAAGCACCGTGTTGTTGATATAAGTCAAATCATTGCTGATATTTATTTAAGACCTGACTTCAAGTTTGAACATATCTATTACATCAAGGGCATTATGTCTGCTAATAGTTTAGCACGGTCTTACATTAGAGAATATGTCAATGACTATAAATCTATAATGGACAGTGGAAAAAGAATGTGTTTCTTGTGGGGCGCAGAAAAACCTAGATTAATGAAGAAACAAGGAAAATGGAACACATATTTCATTGATGTCTTTAGTGAAACTAATTTAAGATTACAAAGCTTAGGACATTTAGGGTATTTTGACGAATGGTTTTTTTGGGGTCCTAATACTGCTCCGATTGTTGCAAAACAAAGTCATATATTAATGAACATTATGAAGCAAGCAGAAACTATGCCCGATCTACTTTCGCCAGTCTCAGGTGCTCATCTTCCAATCGCAGACAATGGAATGTATTTACGCAATGACATTTATCATAGTGCAATCTATCCTAAATGGAATCCAAACCTAATCGTTGCACCAAAACCACACAATCTACTACTGTCTGAAAGAGATCATTGGTTTTGGTCGCAAAATGTAGCATCCAATGAAGGAGTGAAAAACGCCCAAAACGGAATTAAAGAAATGGTTCGACGAATTGGAAGTTATTGGTTAAATGATATCAATGATTTGTCAAGGGGAATTAAAGGATGCTATACACATTATCCATTAGAGTAATGTTTTAACAACCATGTGCGTGATATCTTGTTTGCTGGCGACAACGGAATAGTATTAACTTGCTCGACAAAATCAGGCCTGCAATGTTGTCCTAGAGATAGTAAGAAATCTGTAATAGTATTTTTATCACAATCACCAGTATAGATTACCCGAACACGATTTTCGCCAAACACAACACATTGACCAATGTCGGGTATATTAGAAGTTAGTTGATTTTCTATACTCACTGGATTCACTTTAATTCCTCGTACATTAATTTGGTCTCGAGATCTTCCTAATATACGATAGTATCCATCCGCATCAACTTCAGCTAAATCTCCAGTATCATACCAATCTGCAGAGCAAACAGTATAGCCGCGAATTAATAAATGCCCGTCGTCAATCTTTGCTTCTACTCCGTCGGGTAATCCAACTGTGCCTACTTTTTGTATGCCATCTAACGGATTAGTAAAGCAATGACTTAGTGCTTCAGTCATTCCAAACGCTTCTACAATAGGAACAGAGAATTTTTCTCGAAGTCTATGATAAAGCTCATCGGGCATAGGCGAACTAGCAGATCGAATAAATCGCAACGACGGCAAGTTCATGTTTTCTATCAACTTTAATACATCAGGTATGGCAGTAACAAATGTGGGATCAAAAGTTTCTAGTTCTCTTATTTTTTTAATGTTTAAGAAAGATACCGTACATCCGGCTAATTTTGTTGCCCAATAAAATCCTTGTCCGTGTGCATGCCACAATGGCATTATACTAACATAGCGATCCTTGTCTGTAATGTTATAACTTTGTACAATTCGTCTGGCTAAGTTATTAACTTGATCTTGTGTAAAACTACAGAATTTACTATCTCCGGTGGTGCCGCTAGTGTACCAAAATACTTTTTCGTTATGGTATGCACCACCATCTCTAGTATGGCGACCTTCGCGATTTATTAATAAACTATAGTCAGAATGATCTAGTAGGTACTTAATTCTGTCTGCTGGGCTGTCTGGATTGATTATCATCAGACTGTATTCATCTAGAGTCGGAATTAAATCCCAGGGGTTATCAACACAGATAACTGCACGTTTGCGGTTTGTCATAGTAAGTTAATTATAAAGAGTTTATGTAAAAACAGCAACCGGAGTTGCTGTTTTGATTGAATTAATGTAATGTTCTAATTCGTTTTATCAAACCATCGCTAAAGTGATATTTACATTTAGCATAGGTAATTTGCGATTTGTGTTTTAAGATATTACGATCCTCGTCACTGATATCAACAATACTTACTCCGTTTTGTTTTGCTTCAGTTTCAAATTTTTCTGCATCTTCAATACTCCATTGGCGCTCTTTGCGAGCTGCCTCAAATGCGGCGCTGCGGAATATCTCTTGTTCTGCCTCAGTCAATGTGGTCCAAAATTTATTGCTAATTAAAATAGTAGTCATAAACATTGAGTGATTTGTTTTTAAAATATGCTTACCTTCAAATCTTAGATAAGTTGTTTCTACAGCATCGCCGAGGTTGCTGTCAAGGATATCATATTTTTTCCAAAGGTATGGAGGAATAGATACAGCTTCGCCACCGATACTTTCAATAGTTGTACCTAGAGTTAATGGTTTATCAACAATAATTTTTAATCCTTGTAAATCCTCAATCCCGTTAATTGGATTGTTAGAACCAATTACTCGATATCCACCTGAGTAAGTAAATGCTAATCCAGTAACTGGAGTACGGCGTCCCAACTCGGCACACAGTTCTTTACCAATTTCACCTTCAAGAACACGACTAACATGATCGTGATCGTCAAATATAAATGGTAAGTCAATTGCATCAAAATCGTTATAACGATCTCCAATGCGACCTACCTGTGTTTGACTCATTTCAATGTCGCCATCATCTAATGCCTTCCAGAAAGAATTAAATCCTTCGCTGAAATTTTCATTATTATAATCATTCATTAATTCTAAACCAGCAATAGGAGCATATTTTTCGCAATATTCTGGATAGGTAAGAATTTCTAAATCTATCGAATTTAAACCTTGTTTAATAAGTTCTTCTTTAAAAGCATTGGCAGTACGCACAAATAAATCTTGTGGTTGATGTGCAATAAGCCAGCGTACTTTGCGGGGGTTGTTCATGTGTTCTCCTGGAGATTGATGTATAAATGTATTTATACTTCGGGACAAAAGCAAAATTTCTAGTAATATTTAGCCCAATAAAAAAGCCCGTACATAGTACACAACGATTAGGTTTTGAAGTCACTTTTGGTAAATAATTGTATGAAACATATACATCATATTATACCAAAATATATGGGCGGGACCGATGACCCGAGCAATCTAGTAGAACTTACTGTAGAAGAACATGCAGAAGCACACCGACTACTTTACGAACAACACGGAAACAAACAAGATTATATTGCTTGGCAGGCATTACTAGGAAGATTAGGACGAGAAGAAATACTAAGGTTGAAACAAAGTATGGGCATGAAGGGCAAAAAACACACACCCGAGGCCATTGCAAAGATGCAGGTGTCTTGTGCTAAACGTACCGAACGTCAAAGATTAAATGGTGTTTTAGAAGAAGCTAATGCTAAAAGATCTGCGTCTCATAAAGGGAAGAAAAAATCCCCCGAACATCTGGCTAATTGGGCCGCTGCCCGTAAAGGGCATGTAGTATCCGACGAAACGAAAGAAAAGATAAGGCGAACCCTTGCAGAAACGAGGGCCAAAAAGAAAGCCCTACTAGAGGGCTAACTTATTGCTTTTATAGATTAGCGATTTGCAATGTACATTGAAATCTCGAATCCGTATCTTAAGTCAGTCGCTGCTGGTGTAGTCCATGCCATGTTATTTCTCCTTGATTAAATTAACATACTGCAACAGTATGTATCATAATTATACGGTAAATCTTTCAGGTTTTGTATCCATAACATCATGATTTTGTTCTAGTGATTTTACGGAGGTCCCCCATTTAACTCTTAACCATGCTCGCTCATGAATGTAATGTGCTAGAGTCATCCATATATTAATAATAATTGCTCCTGCTAATCCGGTGTAAAGTCCGGTAATAATGGTAGCAGTAATACGCCATGTAATTGCTCTTGCAATTGTTCTCTTATGTGATTCTGTCAATTTATATCTCCAATAAAAAAGCCCCTTTCGGGGCTGATTTAACTATTGAGCACCTTAGCTACTGACGTTATAACGGCAGCGATTCGTCCGATGTCTCTTAGCTGTTCTACTGTATATCCCATTTTCTTCAAATTGTCATAGTGTGACTTAACACAAAAATGACACTTACCCACAATACTAGCAGCAAGGCTGTAAGCTTCAAAACGTTCCTTTGTGGTGCCGCCATGAGTACTTATAGCGTTCATACGTAGCTGTGCAGGTAATCCTTTAAGATTAGGATCGTCAGCCATTTCTACATATGGATACCATACGTTGTTCATACCCATAAGACTTGAGGCTGTTAGTGCTGCATCTCGCTCGGTAGCATCTGCAATATTAGCTTGTATAAAGCTAACTAACTTACCGTTGCCGGTAGCCATTGCTGCTGCTAAAGCACAAGCATTAGCTTCAACAGGGTCAAGTGCAGACCTATTGATAACATTATCAAGATTAAGTTTTGTGTCTTTAGCATATTCTGGCAGACCTTCTTTAATTTGTTCAACCCAACTCATTTTACTTGTTCCTTTTCTTGTTTTTCTCGTTCAGCTGCTTCCCAAGTTGTTTTAGCTACTTGGTACGCTGCTTCTGTTAGACTATGCCAACCAATGCAATCACCAGTTGGACTACGGCCGCAGCCGCATGTACCTTTTTTCATTGCTTTATCCTTTTTAAAAATTGCGTCCCAGTTAGCATCAAACGTTTTTTGACTAACACTATAAGGGCGCGGATTAGAACCTTTGCTCATTTATTATCCTTGCATTTAGGGCAGTGATTGTTCTTTAAGTAATCAAATAATTCTCTAAAGTTCATCGTGTTTGATCTCCAAGTATTTTATAACCTTTATAAGTAGGATGTACTCCGTCATTGCTAATATTGCTTTCGGGTCTAGGAATAACGGTATCCCCAAACTCAGCAGCAACTTGACGAACTGCTTCTACTTGTCTAGGCTTTAATCTTTGACTAGGCAGCAACCAAAACACTCTATCAGCTTGAGCATTAGTACGCAAAGATCTAATATGACCTTCAGTATTAATGCCTTGATAATCATTGGCCCCTAAACTGATAACAAGTGTTCTGGCGGGCTTCAATTTATGCAAATGCTTTTTGTTCCAATCGCTGGAATTAATGCCGCTTTTTGCAATAGCCTGACACTCAGGACGAACTTGACTTACACCTACAGCAATACTATCTCCAACAATTAGACATTCAAGCATGTGCCATCTCCTATTAAAGTGTTTCGCCACCAATTGGACGACTGCATGGGCATAGTTCGCCGGTTTGCAATGCGTCTAAGATGCGTAGTGTTTCGTCTGGATTACGGCCAACATCTAAGTTATTAACTGTAACATGCTGAATAACGTTATCTGGATCAACAATAAATGTTGCACGTAGTGCCGCGCCAGCTGGTGCATAGAAAATACCTAGCTGTTCTGCAAGACTGTTTTCATCGCGGGCCACGTCAGCAAAAGACCAAGAATTAGTTTTCTTTAGATCTTCATGAGCATTACGCCAAGCAAGTTTGCAAAACTCGTTATCTGTGGAACCGATAAGCAATACTGCGTCACGATCTGCGAAATCTTTATTAAGTTTATCATATGCAACGATTTCAGTTGGGCATACGAATGTAAAATCTTTTGGATAGTAAACGATAACTTTCCATTTGCCTTCAAAGCTTTTGTCTGTAATAGTTTCAAATGCATTGTCGGGTGTAAGAGCTCCAGGCTTGACACCAGTTACTGCAAAATGAGTTACTTTATCTCCAATTGTTTTCATTTGATTTTCTCCTATAAGTTAAAATGAAATTATCTTTGTGCCCTGCAATTAGGACAAATTACCATTAAATTTGTTTCTTCGTTGTTATGTGTATTGTTATCTCTATGGTCAATTACTAGTGGTATATCTTTACCAGCATGATCATCACGCCCGCATATTTCACAATGTGCGCCACGATGTTCAATTAAGTATCTTCGTACATAATCAGGCACCTGTCGCCATGCAGTGGTAGATTGGTTTTCCTTCCACTCATTTACCAACAATCTACTTTTATGTTGTTGTTGGCAATGATTATTACAATATTTGTTTGTGTAACTATGCCCTTTAACAGGATTTACACGCCCACAATTTAAACAAGTAAAACAAGAGTTCATAATTTAATAGAGTAAGTTGCAAAGCACTTTATAATATTTACTGCTCTATGTGAATCATTATATAGGAGTATAACATGCTCTGCAACTATTTTGGTAAAATTACTCTTCGTCGTCTTCTTCGTAATCGTCGTAGTCGTCGTCTCTGTAAATATACTCTTTGGTATCATAATCCTGATAGTAAGCTTCATTTGGTGCTAAAATTCTAAATGAATTAGCAAACCTTAAAGTTATCACCATAAGTTCTTTTTCATCGCGGATATCACAAATAGCCCAACGACTTCCGCAACTACCAATTACATCTTTGATCTTACTATGCTCGTACTCACCTGCTTTAAGGGCTCGGAATAAATCGCTACCTTGACTGAAAATAATACGGCCAGCACGTCGTTCGGGATGTTTAAGCCACGCATCAGTAATACCCAACTTTGAAATTGTGGCATTATTGTCCGGATCAATTGTTAACTTACATTTTTTAAATTTGATACTACCCTTGGTCTTTTCATTACCCGGGGTTTCCTTGGTGCTCCAAGGCATATCTGAGGTTACGTGATTAACGTAAAAAGTGACACCATGTGCTTTTACAACCCACATAGGAATGGTTGGATCTGTTAAATGACCTTTGTTAAAGTGAAACACTAGGTCCTTACATGCATATTCAATCTATTTCATTTTTATTTTCCTTAAAATTTTATTTATTAGTTCTCATCGAAGTTAGTAACAATAAATTCTTTACTTGGTTTAAATTTAGCAGGAGCCTTTACTTTACTATCAAAAGTAATATGATATCCAGCAAATTTTTCACCTTCATATTTAACTCTAATATCTGATACCTGACGACCAGTTTGTCGCTCAATCGCTGCCACAACTATATGATTAACGGTATTTGCACCAATGGTAGCAGTCATTTCAATATCAATATCAAACTTATTCATAATAATCCTTTTGGTGCGCTAGGTGGGAATCGAACCCACGCATCTGGAGTTTTAGAGGCTCCTGCTGTTCCATTTAGCTACTAGCGCATGATACGAGAAAGGCAGCATTGCGCTGCCTTTATTACTCAGCTAGACTAGAATTAGTCTGCTAGGCCCATTGCGATGGCTTTGTAACCAGCTGCAACGATTTTACGGCTAGCTTTACCATGACGGTACTCGGTTACACGAACGCCGTTACCTGCTTTACGGGTATTGGCATACACAGGAAAACCTGCGTAACGAATTTCGCTGATGGTAGCCGTTGGGTTCTTGATGCTAAAACGTTTAGCAATCTGGCTAGCAGTCAGGGTCTCACCGTCAAGGACGAGAGCGCGGAACAACTTACCTTGTTTTGTGTTTAAATCAAACATCTTTAATATCTCCTAAATTAAGATATGCTGTACGACAGCATCTAAGTATTATAGCTAAGTGTTTTGGAAAATGCAACTGTTTATTTCGCCGTTTTTTCTTCTTGTTTTACCAAACTGTAAGATCCATTTTCGTTATCGATCCATTGAATAGTATCGCCTTCTTTCCAACCTGCTTCGTTAAGAATTTCATCGGTAAAAGGTAACATAAGGTCACCAGTCTCGGGATCTTCTTCTAGTGTTACAGTATATGTTTTTCCCGTTGGAATAACATCAATAACATTAGCAACTTTAAAGCTACGCCATTCATTTTTATCCGTGCACCAGACGCTTAAATTATCTAAATTAACTTTTTTCTTTTCGCTGGTTTTAGATTCAGATATAGGTGCAGGTAGTAGATCAGCTTTTAATGTACAAGGCATATGACGCAATTCACCATTTACTTTAGTAAAGGTAACTGTGCATACACCTTGCTCTAGCATAGCGATGATTTCATCTCTTGTCATTCTTCTGTTTGTCCTTTGTTTCTAGCAGATTTAGTTCGAGCATTCTTTGATTCAGCTTCTACAAACTCTCGAATAAAATGTCTTTCGCGTTCTTTGTTAAAAGTTAGAATCGCTGCTGCTTTATCTGCTTTTTTAATTTTTACTGCACGTGGATCGTATCCCATTTTAGTCCTCCTTGGTAATTTCTAGTGGGCCTGCTGCCCAACATTCTGTTTCGTACTGCACCCAACCTTCTTCTTCCCAGCCGCTGTAACCTTCTTCTTCCCAAAGTTCGTCTAAACGATCACGTTCTTCTTCGGACATATCATCGGGCCAAATAACATCGCCATACCACCCATCGTCTAAACTAACGAGCTCTGAATCGTAACCACAATCATACATATTGACAGAATCAGCACCGGGACCTTCACTTTGATCTAACTCAGGTGGATCATCGTCTTCTGTGGTTATAATCCATGTACCCCAACGAAACCCACTAATGCGACGAATAACCATATCATCTTTTTGCCAGAGTTCGTGTTCTTCAACGGATTTCTTTTCAGTTGTTGATACTTCCCATGTAGCCATTTTAACTTCCTTTCAATTCTTTAAGCACCATATCCTTGGCACGATTATCGAGATCTTTGGTCTCAGCTTCGGTTATATAGTAAGCTATGTCTGATGCAAATGCATATAACGCTATTTTACCTTCGTCAGTGAAATGGCTGTAATGCCTGCCCGTGCTACTATTATAGTAATATCGGCGATCTGACATAAGCTCTTTGATACCGCCGTACATCATGTGTTTAATTGCAGTTTTATCCATTCTATATCCTTTAGATCTTTTCGCCCGGTTCAAATCCTCTAAACCTAAGGAAACGCGGAAACCTAAGCGAATAAGTGCCATCTTGATTCTGAGTAACAGCATCGGCTCGAACCTCAACAATTTGTTTAACCATCGCAGTGCGTCCTGCCCAATAACTATCACGATCGCTATCGGAAAAGCCACTGCCCACATTAACACGAATTCTACGACCATCGTCCTCGCCTTCACATATAATAGCACCTAGCCTGCCTGCATTGCGACCAGTTCCTTCTTCAAAATCCACCACTTCGAGGCTGATTTCAATAAATGGTTTGAGCTTAAGCCAACTTGCAGTACGCTTGCATTCGTATGGTGCAGCAGGATCTTTAATCATAATGCCTTCGTATCCGCCAGCAATAGCTTGTGCATTGATCATTTTAAAACGAGCTTGTCCCTTGTGAGTATCAAGATCAATAAGTTCTTGACCAACTACAGCAACATTAGGCAGCACTGCTTGATTTTGCAAATACCAAATGTTTAATGTAGTGCTACGATCTTTTTGACTCATCGGACAAGTGCCTGCATTAAACTCGTCCAAGGTAAGCATATCAAACAAATTGAGTACAGCATCGTTGGTAACTACATTTTCTTTCCTATGGACCTGCTTCATAAGATCCTGGAAAGAGCTAGACATTACTTCACCGTCAAGAACCATTGGCTTATTGAATTCATTGGACACTCCCGCAAGTTGGGCTCGGATAGTATCGAAGTTGAGCAACTCCTTGCCGTTTCTGCTAAACTGAAGAACACGACCATCTGGATACACAATAGTGATAACACGCACACCGTCGAGCTTGACTTCCACCAGTTTTTGACCGGTAAGCTTTCCTTCGTGATTAGCACTATCGTGAGCAAGCTGACAACCGAAAGTAGGTACAATGTAACGATCATTAATTTTCTCCACTACTTTGTTAATTGTTTTTTCCGAAACACCACAACGAAGATCTTTGATAAGGATGCGACGGTACCACCCATTCCATTCTGCTTGGGTGGCGGCGGACATCATCTCTGCAACGGTATCGCGAGCTGCATTGCCGGTGAGTGAACGATCAACCAAACGCTCAACGATATCATTAAAAGTATCCCAATGTAAGCCAGGACCATCTTCATCTTTTTTCTCCGGTATTTGTTTAAGGCCGAATGTAATCATACTATCTAATGCGAGTCGGCAACCAGCAAAAAAGATATCGTTGCCATGTGTAGCAACAACTTTAATAACAGCTTCTTTAGCAAGACGACTATCGTCGCTTTCTAGTTCTGCAATAACTTCCCAAGGATTACGCATTCTGGAGCTCCTGAATATGACGGCATGATCGACGGAATTGGAATCCTGGGCAAGTGCAGGTCCAAGAATTTTTTGTACGAATAACAGTATAACGAGATCCCTTTGATCCTTCAACGGACCAAGTTTCTGTTTTGTCTTTTACTGCTTCCACAGCAGCCTTACGACCGTCGGCGTATTCCAAATCAGTAATACGCTCTAACGGAATTTCCCTTATGCGAACTGGACTATCAAAATCTGTTACAATTCTAATAAAATCAGGCGGTGTAAATTTAGTTGCTTTTTCAACAATACCAGTGATTGTTGTTTTATTAACTTTTGGGCTACCAATTACGTAGCTAGGAAATTCAAAAGTAATAGCAACACGAGAACCGACGGAAGGGATAGAGAATTGTGTATTCATACTCTAATTATAGCAAAGAGCTGAATTTTGGTCAATAGTTGCAAAAATACAACTATCTGATATTCTTAAAGAAGCTTTGATCTACGTTAGCAAACATACCAAGTGCATATCGCATTTCGTTACTTCGATTTACCACAGTATGTGTATAATTTTGATTATTGATTACGGATACGCAATTCTCTAATAATGGAAGTAATCCGACTCCGTTTATTTTAAAATAATGATCATCTGATGGATTTAGTGCAAAATAGAGTTGAGTGCAACCTTGCGGAAGTATTCCTGGTCTATGATCTACGTGTGGAGCAATATACCCGCCTGGCGGAAGAATTCCAATAAAACTTACAAATATATTGTCCAAAGGCAAATTTTTATAAAAATTATAAAGATTAGGTAATTTGTTTTTATCTAAAGTAAAATCTTCAAGGGAATTATTTGTCCTAGGCATGTATGTATAAACTGTTTTCCAGTTTAACGAAGGGTCAAATTTGGATCCAGAATCAGTTTGATTATAGCCGTGTTGTAGTGGTTTTAAAAACTCATTGGCAATTAAATAGTCGTGATTTTCTTTTAACTCATTGAGTAAAGATTCTTTATCGTAATCATAGTCAAAGAAAAAATAAGGAATTTTACTATCGCCATAGAGATTATTCTTTTCAACTTTTTTACGAGCATAAAAATCAAAATTATATTTAAAAAAATCTTTAATTAATTTTGAATAATTGCCATCTATTTCTATAGATTCCGGATAAAAAATATCGTACTTTTCGAATAAATTGCTACCTAAATCGTTAGTGGCAAATTTTTCGTTGGCAATATTAATTAACAAACTTAACGGATTAGAAATAGGTATATGCCAAGTTAAATTTTCTTTCCACAATTCTGTACATGGTTGTATTTTTTGTCCTTCTTCTTCGGCCCAACTTAGAAATAAGAATTGTCTAAGACCAACACCATCTATAAAAACATTTTCAAATTGAATTTTTGATGAATTTAATAGTTTAATTTTTAATACCGAAAGCCCAAAAAAATCTACATCGGCTGTAATAGTATTATTTGTAATGATAAAATCTATTTCTTCATCGTTGATAGTAATCTGCAGGTTGGCATCGCTACCACCTGTTACTGGTATTTCTAGTTTTGTCATTATTTGTGTTGTTTATATTTAAAACGGATTACTTAACCCAATTTGATTCTCTTATCGTAACAATATTAGAATCTGTTTTAATTTTTTCAAACCATTTAAAATAGTGAGGATGGATTAAATCATTGGGTTCATCTGGACCGTCGGCGATAAATTTTATGTAGTAACCGGATTGTTGGTCATTTCCGTTTGGGTTAGCTGTGGTTCCATCTGGAAACGGGATATCTTCGTATAACGTTTCTATTAGAACAAGTTTTCCTTGATCAAACAAATTCGCTTCAAAAGCATCAATTTCGGCAAAATCTTTGTCAAACTCAACTAAATCGTCCCCGGATAAGAATTCACGATATGTGCGTTCGGTTATAAACATATAACTATCGTAGTTTTTATAAACATGAGCTAGACTGCGCCAAACGAATTCCATAACAAATATCCTTAAAAATTTACTAGTATTTATAAAATATAGCACACTTAATAAAAAACAGGGCCCAAAAGCCCTGTTACTATTTTGGGTAATAAGGCATAGTTGCCCCAGAGGTTATGCTGCTAGAGCAAAAACCTCGTCATTAGCTGCGTTTGCAGTTATAGTTTTGCTTCTTTTACGGAGATCGCCTACCGTGTTGTCCATATCCTTACTCATTGCCCTGTCGAAACCATGTCAGCCCCGGCAAAAGCATACTGGCAGTTACACATACTTTCTTTTAACTTTCGGTCCTATCCGTACCATTGCTGGCCTCTTGATTTAAACGGTCTATGAAAGTACCAATATACTTTTGGTGGAGCTGGCGGGAGTCGAACCCGCGTCCAGAACACCTTTCATTCAACTTCATACAACAATAGCTTATATTATATACTTATTTACAACCAGAGTCAATTAATTAGACAGGATCAGTAAAAACAAGCTCGTTACCGCGCATCATTACGTTCCCTTCGCCTAGATCATTAACTCCGGGCCCGTGGTTAATTAACTCAATAATATTCCATACGGCAACAAGAACTCCGCGATGAGCGCGAGCATATTCAAAGAAAGCAGGATAAGAAGTTTTTAATTTGGAAAAACGTAACTGCATGCCACGGAAGGTTTGTGGCGGCTGTTCTGTGTCGATTGTACATTCGTCGATAAAATAACCAGCTTCGGTAACTACACGCTCAGCAGGACCAGATAATTCAGCTAGTTTTTCTAAGCGTACTGCTACAACACCAGGAACCACCGGTACAAGTTGGCGGCTTATGATACGTGGGAAACTAGGGTTATTTTGATTTGCAAAGCAGACACTTAACCAAGCGCGATATGAACTGTCATTCGCATTGAATGTCTTCAAAACATAATCTAATTTTGGATGAGCCCATACTGTAGCGAAAGATCCCGACCCTAGCGGACTAAATCCTTGATCGGTTAATACTGTTTTATAATCGTTAGCGGCTAGTGTTTGCTTAACGCCAACTAATTCTGTTAGTATTTCTTGTATGAGCATACAGTATTTACCTGTTTGGTACCCGGCTGTATGCCCATACACTTAATTAACTTCAAACAAATTATTATCTAGTGGCTTTGAATCTTTTTTAGTCTTAGCCTTTTTATCAGGATTCCTAATTTCTTCTAATACACCTTGCTCAAATTTGGTATCGGGTACAGTTTGAACACCGTCAGGTAATTGGGTAGATAACTGTTTATCCTCGGGAGTAACAACCGAATCCTCTGCGCTTTGAATACGCTGTTCGGCAATCTTAAAGTATTGCTCGGTCATTTCGACCCCGATAAAGTTCCTACCGGTTAGCTTTGCGCTAACTCCGCAACTGCCCGAACCCATTGTAAAGTCTAATACAGTATCACCGGGATTAGAATAAGTCATAATTAGCCAATTCAATACATTAGTTGGCTTTTGTGTTGGATGCACTGTTTGCTGGGCAGAAAAATTTCTACTAGCATGTAGGATACTTTTAGGATAGCGAGTTCCTGAGTTCTCTCCGCCCATAAAAGGCTTGAAACCATATCCGTGGTTGTTAATCCCGTTTCCGTAACCTTTTTCTTTGTCTTTAGCTTCACGCTTATAAGGGTCGCCTGTTTCCATAATTGGATTGTACGTACCACCCGACTCTTTACTAAAGACCATAATATTCTCATGGACTTTTTGCGGACGATACTTGGCCAAACCTGGACTACCGCACTTATTTTTATTCCAAATTAGTTCGTGTCTAAACCAATCAATCTTACTTGCAATCACTAGACTAGTAAAAGGCTGACTACCAAAAATAATGATGTTAGCTTTAGGCTTGCAAATACGTTCTAGCTCTTGCCACATCAATTTAAAATCTAGTGTTTGATCCCACTCAATGGTTGTTGTTCCATACGGAGGATCAACACAAACCATATCCACAGACTTATCTGCAATTTTTTTAAAAGCATCAAAACAGGATTCGTTGTACAATTGGATATTCATACGAGTATTTACTTTTTAATGTTTTTGTTTCTATAATCAATAGCAGTGGTCCATTGTGCGGCTTTGTTAGCCCAACATTTAAATGCACCGTCGGTAATAATATTATAAAACACTTCTTCAAATGTTTGAGTGTTAGGTTCAGAATCATGTTCTTTGCTCCACATGATCTGTAAGTTATTAGTAGGGTTTTTACCCCAATGTGTAATTTGTTTTACACCCCTAACCATAACATGACTAAAATCTTTTTTATCAAGACTTAAGAACCAATAATCTCTAGCAGTTTCTTTTTTATGCTTAATAACTAGCTCAGCAAATTTTGTGTCACTGATTTTGTTTGTAATTTTAAGTTCTGCGTATTGGGCAGCGGTAAGATCTGTAAGTGCCCACAGTAATCCTAGCTTACTAAATGCATTATCCGAACTGCCAATGGATGTTTTGATATTTACAGCGTGGGTGGAACCGTCGTAATCGATTACCTCCATGTCCATGAAATTTCTCAGGACACCTTCTTTAATCCTATCTTTAAATTGCGGCTGTTTTTGTAGCCATGCAATAATTTTGTCTTCGTCTTTTTTACTATTAACACGACCTTCGCTATTTTCATTTACTGCTTTAAGATTAGATTTCTTAATAGCATCAACGATGTCGTTAAGGATTTTAGGTGCCTTGGGGTTCATTGTTACTCCACGTCGTAGTCAGCGTTGTCGATTTGCTCTTGCCAAAATGCACGAGCATCTTTTTCATTGTCAAACGATTCAAGAACGTTCATTCCGCCAAGTGGATGTGGGAACCAAACATGCCATTCTTCGGCGTCTTCGTCGTAAGTGCAATAAAGTTCAACTGGCTCGTTCATTAACTTTTCCTTTAGTAAAAAAGCCCGCCGGAGCGGGCTTATTCTAGCACGTACCTTATTAGGCAGGCTGTGCAGTTTTTGCACGAGCTTTGATAGCATCCATGCTAGGCTTGGTACCTTTAACCTTAACAGTGCCAACGGCATTGTACTTAGTATCAGCTGCATCAATTGCAGCAGCGTACTCAGAATTCTTATAAAGATCCGTAGTTTTAAGGTGGGTAACTAGCTCACCCTTGGTCATTGCACGAGGCAGCTCGACCAAGTTAATATCAGTGTCAGTCTTAGCAAGAATCTTGACACGGGTCATGTCGCCAGCAAAGCGAACCTTGTACTGGCCTTTAGTTTTAGAAACACCACCAACGTTAAAAGTTTTGTCAGTCATTTGAAACATCTCCACAAGTTTAGTTGAAAAAACTGATTGCCTCATTGCAACCATACCACTATTATATTGCCATTTGTCTTAGAGGTCAACCTCTTTTTGGTCGGCAATTTAACCAAAATCATTTACTCAGTTCGGTTGCGGTTTCTTTGGTTTTAACCACAGCCTTGTCTAGCATACGAGCAATGCCCGTAAAGCCAATCGTTGCTACAATAATACCAAAAATGGTTCCGTATATAAAAGTTCTCATCCGGCATTCTCCGCTTCAATTGATTCAATTGCTTGGGCAAGATCCGCCCATTTACGTCCTTGGCTATAGATCCAATGGCCGTCGGTCCAAAGATAAAAGTATTCCGAATCGCTATACCACTGTAGAAACTCTTCGCGGCTATTAAACACCCGCATTTCAACACCGTCTTCGCCGCGATCGCGTCCGTAATACTTGCACCACCCTTCGGTTTCTTTGTTGTTAAATTCGTGCTTTTCACCGATCTCTGGACCTAGCGAACTAAGATCGCCGTGTGACAGTAGTTGAAAAATCTTGTCAGTCGTTTGATAATTCTTGTACAGAATTTCTCCGTTATGTTCAATATAGCCGTCCCAGTGACAATAAATTGCCAGGATCTTGCCGTCTTTTTCCATACCAATTGCTGAACGAGTTGCCATTAGTTATCCTTTACGGGGTTGATTAATACATTAAGACGATCTGCACAACGACGAACGTCTTCGCTAAGTTGGCCTCGACCAATCGTTTCTTCAATTAATCGAGCAACATTGTGAAGTTCAATTACTGCTTCATGTAATTTTTCGTTCATTTTTTGCTTTCGGAAATTTAGCACACCAGATACAACGAGTTGAGCTTACATCATAAAAGTAAAGTCCGGTATCAGGATATTGGGTACCGCAGCCCGAACACTTGTATGTTAGCATTTCTACCTCATTTTGGTCAATAGGTCCGTTAAGAGATTCTTGCTGTTTTGGACCAAGTTCGCCAGTAACTGGTTGCGGTTGCATTAGTTATAACCTACCAAATGGTCCTCGGGCTCGAGCATATCAGCTTCGAGTACAGCATCGTGATAGTTAGTAGCATTTAAAAGAATTACTTGACCTTCGGCAAAGCAAGCCATATAGTTGCCGGTTGCTGAATCTTGTTCTACGTTAATAAGAAAGTTAGTCATTCTGCAATCTCCGTGTCGTGATAGAAAAATGCTGCATTAAGATTAGTTTCAAGTACATCAGCCCGTGGCCTATATTCTTCAACTAGAATGGTAGCCAATTGTTGAAGACTAGCATTAGACAGCATAGCGATTTCGTTAGCAAGAAGTTCAATTTTGGTCATAGCTCATCCAAGTTAATATCACCAAGTTCTTTGGGTTTGGCTTGAGGCTTGCCCCATGCACTTGCACCTGCGTCTGGGCTACTCTTACCAGCTGGAATTTGTTGAATCTCACCGCCGTTAGCAAGAAACTCTGCAATGGCCTTTTCGTATTCTTCTTTAGTCAATTATGCTCTCCCATAAAAGTCTGCGTCAAGATCGGCTGCGTTATTTGCATATTCCTGCGGATCTTCGTCAAAGTCGGATTCTAGAATTTCTAGAACTTGTTTTACACTAAGACCTACTGTGTCGGCGATAGCCTGCAAGGGCATGCCTTGGAAATCCATTTCGCGGATTTCAATTTCAAGATCCTTAAAGTATCCCATAATTAACCCCAATCTTTCTTGTCACCGTACTGTTCGTTATAGTCATAGCCTGCCATATAAGCTTCGTACTCAGCAGAGCCTTCTACAAGAACGACTTTCTCACTTTGGTAAGTGCCACCTACAAAATAATGCGGGCTACGCGGACGGTGGTAATAACTATCGGCACTACCACGATCAAAAGCACCACCGTGGCGTGTATCAAACTTGGTTGTATCTACAGTCATCATTTTCTCCTTGTTATTCACTATACTGCTATTATAGCAAAATGGGTCTTTTTGGTCAATCACCAGAATCAATTTGATAGCGATCGTTGCAATTTTCGCAAGTATATTCAGTTAAGCAACGACCAACTTTTTTACTAGAATAGCGATGCCGGCACGGATCTCCGTCTTTATTAAGCGGCACTTCGCCAGTTGGGCGACCGAACATGTATTGCCCGCCGCAGTTAGTACATTGGAAAGTATCTGTTTCTCGGTCATAGCCTGCTATGACATTTTTGTATTTGGCATCCCCGGCTGGGACACGGCCCGAACCGTTGCAAACTGGACAAGTACCTTTAAGCATCAAAACTCCTTAACATTCACTATACCAATATTATAGCAAAATACGGAATTTTGGGCAACCAAAATAAAATGTTGCAAAAAAGCAACAAAAGTTGCTAAACATACAACCCTAATTTACGCAACTCTACTACAAAAGCAGGACGCAAATGGGGCTCTACTTCTAGCACATCTTTGCCGCCCATGTCTAATCGATCGGCAATATCTTTGGCTTCTTTAAGACCAAGGCGCCTACGGTCGTGCGCCCGTATGCATTTAATAACTGCAACTTTGTTTTGGATAGGGTTTAAGAAAGGATTCTTTACATGGACCTTATCAGTTTGGTACTTACCAGTTAGCATGGCCATAAACACTTCGCCTTTAAGATCAGGATCAATGGTATCCGCAATAGCAGTCCAAAGTTCCTGACCTTTTTCTGGCCCGTAGATCTCAGCAACGGTTTGCATGTATGCAATGCTAGCGTCAATGAGCTCTTCCTTGTGTTTTTCTGGTATCATTAGAAATCCAATGTAAATCGACCGGCTGCAATATCTAATAGTATTGCATAACGACTACGAGTACGATAATCGGTTTTAGGCAGATCGTACTCGTAGCTGTCGGCATAATGCACCTTTCTGACCTTGGTCTTCAAACTTGTAACTTCCCATCTGTTCCAACCATTATCCTCAAAGTTGTATGAGCCAATAACAGTTTTCAGTTTAAATCTTCGATCAAGATCGTGTTTGGTATCTGCACCAATTGGAATGCAGTTAAAACTACGAACAATTTCCATGTTGGCTAGCTTTTTTTGTTTGGCTTGCTCACGCTCAATTTTGCCGCCAATGGCCACAAGGTCGCGACCACTTAGACCCATGAGCTGGGCGTAAGCAACAAACTGCTCTAACTGTTCTTTTTTATCGTCACTGAATCTTTTTAGATCAAAACTCATGATAATTCCTATAACCTTTTCGCTTGCTTTGTACAGCAATTTGTTCGAAGTTGGCCCAATCGCAATATGCGTATTCGTTCATATTGGATCTTCCCAACATAATTTCCCATAGGTATCGTTTGTTGTTTTTGGTGACACGAGCCTTGGCGCTAGATTCTAATTTATACCAGCCCACTGCTTCTTTTTGTTTCACATTATAAACAACAAAACCCATATTATATACTCACCTCAAATTTAAAATCGTCAGGGTCATCCACAAGTTGTGATTCCTTAACCTCAGTCCAACGACCATCTATCCTAATTTCTAATTTAATCTTTGTTAGTTCGTTAGCCACAGCACGATCAATTTGATCCATCATTCCTGTTTTTTTGAGGACTTCAAGTCGGTGCCATTTTTTGAACGTTTCCGTTTCACACATTTTGACAAAGGCGTCTCGTTTGTTTTCCAATTGGTTACGACTAGCTTCACTATAACCTCTGGCCCCTGAGGCCCTGTGCCGACAATGAACTGCGCTGCTAGTCTTATTTCGCTTCTGCCCACCTGCACCGGTTCCTTTGGTGTATGACCAATCACAGTCGTCCTTTGTTACGCTAAACAATAATTGTCTTTTACCGTTTTCCATTATACCCACCTTAATGCAAACTCAATTGCATCACGCTCGTTAATAAACTGCCACACAACTTGATAGTCGAACTGATCACAGAAATTTCGGTTAATAATACGATCACGCCACCCACACCGACTGGCTTTTACGCCATGCTTTTCTTTTAACCAGTCCCACATTTCTACATAATGGTACCAATCTCGTGCAATGGTTGCGATACTGTACCGCCACAGTTTTCGATCTCGTCTTCGTTGTCGGCTGTTCATGCCCACCTCAATAAAAATGAGGTTAAATCTTGTTCAGTCTTATACACAATACCAGTGGCATAAACTTCGTAGTTGCCATTTTCATCGCACCAATCTTGCATTGGATCAATTTGAGCCCAGGAGAGCCAGTCATTAAATCCAATATGGTTATAGCGACGATCAATAGTAAATTTACTCATGCCCATCTCAATGCAAACATTGTAGCATCATCTTGATTTTTGAACAACCACGAAGACTTACCAAACGCGGTAATTAACGCCCATTGTTTGTCTTTGTTTGAAGTATATAATCCACCTTCGCCCAATTGCCTGACACACCAAACTATCATATCCTCAACTTCATGATAGCGATCTCGTTCAAAATGTACCTGAAATGGATGCGTATGATCAACGCTCATTACGCCCACTTTAATTGGAATAATACAGCATCTTGTTCGTGTTTAAAATACCATTCGGTTTGTTCCTTTGGGCCATCCAAAAATCCTAGTATATCAATACCTAGCTTGTACCATGCTTCGCCAAAAGGGCCTATGTTTTCTTCGCACCACTCCTGTGCCAATGGCCACTCTGGATTGTTAATTATGATGTGGTACCGCCACTCTGGATCCATCATGTCTGTTTTTTTAACAAGTCCCAAGCTAATCCATCCCAGGGTTCAAACTCAACATCTATCCACCCAGGGTGGTGCCGCGGTTTTATTTCCCACCACTCATTTTTGGTATCACGATAAACTGTACGGAACTTGGAGCCATAGTATGATTGAACATATTTTATTACCCGCTCGGCATTGTTTGTAATGCTCATAAACGGGCCGCCGAGGTCTTCTAAGAACACTATACCGTGTTCTCGGTCTATGGACAAGACATGCAGTTGTGTTCTCATTATTCAATTCCAAAATGTTCTGACAGCCATTGCCTTGCTTGAAAACGTGCTATCAATTGATTCTCACCCGGATCTAAAACATTCATACATTCTCGTACAATCAACTCAGCGAATTTTTCGTTGTCAAAATGAAGTTGTCCTTCCGGACGCTCGTTCCAGCATTGTTCAGCAAGTAGTTTAATTCTTTCGTTCATTTTGAAAGTACCTTTGCAAGATAACTATGGATCTGATCCATTTCTTCCTGTTCAACATAAAAATCGGTCTGTGGATCCCAATACTGTCCGGCTTTAGGATCATAGTATAGCACACGACCATCAGCATAAAAGAAAGGACCTTCCAGGCCTTCTCGCGGTTGCCAACGATTGTCACGCTCACCAAGAACAGCATATCCCATGATTATTCCTCTACAATTTGAGTTTGACGCATATATAGAACAAAGGCAAAAAATACACTGCCTACAATATCAAGCCCATTGTACCTTAGGGCTTGATAACATTCACTATAGGTTGCAATACGAGTCATTATTCCACCTCAAATTCTTTATACTTGCGCCATTCCCACTCAGTGGGCTCGACTTCCTCAGACCATACCAGTGCCTTTGCTTCGTCGTCAAACACTCTCTCAACATAGTCCCAGAATTCAACACCATTAGTGCAACTTGTAAAACCGATATACACTTTCATCACATTGACCAATACGATTCAGAAGAAGGCGAGCAGTAGTACGGAGTATCATAACGCTCTTGGAACTTCTGGCCCGACAGCAGGTTGTCGCGAGTCACATAAGTTTCAAATACCTTTGCAACGAATCCAGCCATTTCAAAATCACGCTGGACGGTAAGGATGTGAGCCTTGGTAGTAGGTGCAAAGTCAATTACTTTTTGGAAACGCAGACCCACTCGGTTACGACCATAACGCTCGTCTTTTTTAATACGACGATCGGCTTTGTACAGTTCAACAGTATAAGCGGTAAGCTTGGACATTTGGTACGCTCCTAATTAATTACTATAAACATATTATAGCAAAATGGGTCTTTTTGGACAACCGTTTTATTTGTTGCAATTTTAGCAACAAAGTATTAGTTGCTTATTCAGCAACAGTTAGCATATTAGCAGGAACATTCCAAGTGGTAAAACCTTCGCGTACCTTGACATTTTTAATGTTAATTTTAACAACCGCACCTTGGTGGGTACGTCCAGTTTTGGGGTGTGTGAATTTAACAACATCACCAAGCATAAGCGAACGTCTTGCATCTTTAGTAACTTGGGCACGGCGATATTTAATAGCCGATGCGATGCTATTCAGCTGTTCGTTAGTAAAGTTACCAAACATAATTGCTGAATTAACATCCTGAATAGAAAGTTGCGACATCATTAACTCCTAGTTAGTTACAGTTCTAAGAGTATAACAAAATGGGCAATTTAGGTCAAGTGTTGTTTTTATGCAACATGAAAGATAGGATATACTGCATCACTGCCAGGCATGCCGTTCCATACGGTGCGTACAATAAGAATTTTATGTTGTTCGTGTAGCAGTTGCACGCCTAGTGCTATATGATTGGTATTGTCATACAACCAAAAGTGCTGTCCTGCACCTAGTAGGCGTATTTTGGCTTTGGCTCGAGGAATTTTTGGAATAACTTCTTGAATTACAAAATCATCAACTTTGCGTTCGTGTGCTTGATCTAGTAAATGTTCGTCCAAGAATAAGGTATAGTCGCCAACATCTAGCCTCCCCACTACTTCAGGTCTGCGGCTAAAATATCTTACGGCTGTTTGTTTATTATCAAATTCATGAGAACGCATCAACTATTTAGTTTTGTATTCTTCAAGAATTTGTTCAAGATCTTCTTGAGTTACTGTAGGAAAAACAATGTTGTAGAAATGCCATATTTTTTTTAGAAAAATTTTGTTAAACCCATGATGAAATTCTGTATCGTATGAATTAATTAAAATATTATTTTTCTTTTCTGTATCTTTAACTAATTTGTCCAGTAGCAATTTAAAATTCTGTTCTTCAAATTTTAACCTACGTAATGCATGCATTATAAAAGATGTTCGAAAATGTAAAACATCTAATTCATTGATTTTAGCTTTTTTTATAAAATTAGTGAAATGTGCTAGATGCTTAGATTCTTCTTTAATAAATTCTTTAAAAATTTGTTTTTTAATTGGATTTTTAGTATATCTATAAAACGACATAAATGAAGTAATCAAATAACTTTCCCCAGTTACTATGTCAGCTAGAAAACCAAATAAAGTTCCGCGATCCCAATTGCTAAGTTCCGACCTAACAAGTTCTTGACAGGTTGGATTATAATAGTCAGGTTGATAATTACCGGGCTTTTCTTCCATTTTGTCAATGATAGCCCCAAATAATTCTCGGTGCCGTAATTCGTCGCTAATAATTACTTCAAAATTTTCTTTAAAAGATTGTAAGTCGGTAGGAGATAAGTGCTTATAATAATGATCTAACTCTCCGTTGTTTAATCTTTCTAAAATAGAATCATAAAAAATCGAAGCAGTACTTTCTCCATTAAAACAAAAAATTAACCAACTATTGTAACATGATTTCTCGAATAGTTTTGAGACAGTTGCTGAACTGAGACTATTAATCCCAGGAAATAAGTTCTCATGTAATTCAAAAGGATCTTCGGCAGGAAACTCGCATTGATCTATTAGACCAAAAACACATTCAGTATTAGACATGTAATTACTTATTTTTTAGAGCGACCGCTCTTCATATTTGCACACCAATGATACATTTTGGCTCGCTCACCACTGGCATTTTTAGCACGTTGGCGTAAATCAGTAACGGATCCCGAACAACTAGCACCAGCACGTTTAACGCGACCAGGACGGCTCTTACCTTTGATCTTACCATCGGCAAAGTTTTCTGTAATAAACTCGTATGCTCTCATGAGCGTAACCACAATACAAAGGGATCATTTACTACAATAGTTCCATCAGCTCTCTGCATATAATTTCCACCGTGTAAATCTATTGCGAATCCTTGATCCCTACCAAACTTTGCAACTGTATGAACAGTATCTAATAAATTTTTAGTATTCACTGGCCCACCTAGATATTTAATAACTTTCTTTACGGTGTATGGATCAATTGTGCGTTTAACTTCGTTGTAATATTCTCTGCGAGCCAGATCTTTAAGAGCTTGATTAAAGTCGCCATTGGCCATATGATCTATTGCTAGATCTATATAACCGACTAAATGCTTTACTTGATCTGGTAATTCTTTTAAAGGTTCCATTCTAGCTTGAATGTAATTCTTACCACCAAATTGAAAACTTTCAAATCCTGAAAATTTTGGTAAATGCGGATTATCTGTGTTTGCATTACAGTAATCAATCCAATTTATGAACATACGCTGGTCGGGACTAAAATCTTTATGACCTTTACGATAGCCAAATATGATCAATACTTGTCCAGTACCTGGCTCTAAGTATGCTTGTTTGTCGATGCCACTACCTAAGTATTTGTAACCTTTATCCATTAATACTTTACGAACACCGCCGTGTATTTCTCCGGCCATTTCATCAATCGTATTCCATGCACCCGTAGATTTATCTAATACCTCAGCATCACCAGTGCGTCCTGCGGTCCAACGTGGTAATTTTTCTTGTGGAATTCTAACTTGTGCATTAGTTGGAATATCCTTCCAAGGGCGCCCAAAATAACCTTCAGCGTCTCCTTGGCTCCAATATTTTGTATCTGTGTCCCAAGTAGTTTTTCCAGGATTAGGATTTTTTTCAAAATAACCTGATTTTTTAGCTGCCGCTAACTCTTCTGGACTCATGTTTCTATATACATGAGTTACATCGTCGGGACTTCCAGGTACTCGACCGCCGAACATTCCGCCCTTGGGTTGATCAATATAATTTTTTACCTTAGGGGCCTGACCCGCTGCATAATCAACAGCATCCTTACCTAGTTTCCATAACCAGGACCGTAGTCCGCCTTCATCTAAAAAATCATCTGCTCTCATCTTGCTGGCACAATCGTAAATGGACCGCGATCTCTAACATCGCGAGGTGCAGTAGTGGTCATCCACTGTCTTGCATATTGGTTAGCGTCGCCTTGGTTTGTGGTGTTAATAAACGAATACACTTCTTGATCGTTACGATCTAATATTAACCAACGTGCATTACCCGGTGGCAAGCTACCTGTACCTTGTGCTTGATTTACCGGCTCAGCTTCGATGTTTCTAATGTAATAACCATTGGCGTCTAATTGCCTACGCACATAGTCCATAGCAGCATTGGAATTCGCTGCTGACACAGTTACATTAGTAGTTCTACCATCTGTTCCAGTGTAAGTTACACGATATCGTTCTTGCCCAACACTACCAGCTGGAACCGGTTCTCCTGTTGTTGCTGGTATTGCACGTTGTCTTGCAAGTTCTGCACTGCTACCGGGAATACCTCTACCCTCTATACGACGCCAACCATAAGTTTCTGTATCATCATCTATACCGCGTCCTGCTAACCAATCAGAATATTTTCTCGATGCTTCTTGATCTGTATTGGCAATAAATCTAAACACAGGACGATATGGTACTGTACTACGATCTACGATTTCGTAATTAGCGTCAGAACTTTGTTCGCCACCAACCGCAGGGAAGTCACGCCCTGCACTAGCAGGTTGGCCACTAAGTAAGTATGCACGATTTTGTTCCATGTCGATGATACGAATATCTTCGCGAGGAATTCCGCGTCTATTCCTTATATTATCTGCTATAGTTTGAATATAAGTCCATGTGCCTTGCTGCCCAGGAAGTAATACTTCACCGTCGTAATTATTAATGATAGAATAAATTGCCGGACCTGGTCTATTGGTGCTGCCGGATTCTCTTGATCGCATCTGTGGGCGAACATAAACAGGATCATCAAATCCTGTTTGCTCTTGCCATCTTGCAGCATGACGCTCGGCGTCGGCAACCAAATTACCAATACCACTTATAGTATGAACAACTTCATTAGAGTTTCTACTTACTACTTCCCAAGTGCCGGTAAATTCTTGATCTTGGCTTCTTGGTGTTTGCTGTGTATGTCTTTCTACGCGAATGTCAGCAAATGGCACATAGGAGAATCTACCTGGATGTTCCATAGTCGCTATTTGTCGTGCCGCATAGTCTGATGTGGCACGAACTACTACTCCGCGTTCTCTGTCGTGTTCAGGATAAACCAAATAGTCTCGTGCATTAGAATCTGGCTCATTCGCTTCAATTGACGCAATTTCTAATTCAGTAGCTGGTCGTTGAGGTACTGCACGCCATCCTCGTGTAAATTCTTCCACGGATCGTCCTGCAATGTTCAGACTCCACTTTAATATAGCACGAGCTTTAGCTTGTTCGGGACTGGTAGCAATGACTTCGGTACCTTGGCTTTGGTAAGGCGAGTCTGGAGAACCAAACACCATCCAAACAAATGGTACATCTAAGTTTGCATCGCCTTGTTGTTTTCCAATTTGTCGCTTCTGCTGAATTTGTCGAACAAAACTCTTTAGTGCTTGCTTAGGCAATTCACCAGCTGCATATTTGGCAAAGTATTGAATACTATCATCTTCTTTGCCTTGTGTTAAAGTCTTATATAACTTTTTGTAATATTCTTGTTTATATTCTTCGGGCTTGGTAGCAACATCTAATGCCACCACAGCTCGCAATAGTGTGTTCTTAACATTACCTATACTGCCGCTACCGCTCATCCAGTCTCCGCCCGGACCTCGGAATTCAATCCACTTGTCACGATTATTAATACTGGTAAATTTCTCTGTTGATCCGGTGTGTAGTATTTTGCTGGCTAATTGATTAAGACCACCTTGGAACTGTCTCATCATTTCTTCAACACGATCTGGATTGTTTCGTGCTTGCAACACAATTTTCTTTAGCGCAGATTTACAGTAAGTATTACCTTCACGACCAAATTGTTCAAGAACGTAATTGTCGCCTAAGAACATGGCCAACTTTACATAATCAAGATTCTGTTGATTAGGAACGCTAACATTCATATGTAAGCCGGTGCTGTCATTAGTATAAGCACCTACTCTATTAGCCCACTTTATCACCTTATCTATATCCGACAGCATTTCGGGAACGGTCAATGGAGGACTAACGAACTCTAAGCCAGACTCACCATCGTCACCGTGTAAGCTACCATCAGGTTCTACTACATAATGCCCAGGTCGTCTTGTGGCACCATGATAGCTAGATGCAGAATTCACCGGACGATCTATTGCATTACTAAAATCATCAGCTATGTCATCGATGCTAGTTCCACCGCCACCATAATAGTCTGGCTCGGTCCAATATGGCCATTCTAGATCATATTCGTTAGCAAAGCTTGACATATATTCTATGTCTTCCTCTTCTAGATATTCTACAAATCGATCGTCGGCTTCGTCATTAAATTCATCTAATAGCTGCTCGCGAATATCGTCTTCGTGTTCGTCGATGTATGCTCGAAGAGCGATTTCATATTCTTCAGTGGTGTCGTAATCGCCTTCACTTACATATTCTGTGGCAATTTCCAGTGCTCGCTCATTCCCAGAGTCAGAATCCATCCACTCGTTGAACTTTTCATCCATCCAGCCCCAGAAGTTTTCATTGAGTTCATCAATTTTTCTTTGGATCACCCCGGTGCTGCTGCCCATCGAGCCGCCACGGAAGAAACTAATGACATCTCTCGCCCACCCGGGTCCAGTAGGAAAACTCTCATCATACTCGTAGTCAGGTTCAGATTCAAACTCATCTTCTTCATCACCAAAATAATTCGGAACAATCAATTCAAATTCCATGCCTACTCGAGCATCAATATTTGCTGCCATTTTTGTTAAATTAGTTGGGCTCATATTAAGCTCAAATAATTCATCTTCACTTAAATTAAATTCGCGATATCTCATTCTATAATCTCTGGATGTTCTTTGCCGTATAATTTCATCAGGTAGCCGGCTACGGCATCGGCTTCTTGTTCTATAGGTGATCCCGGATAACTTTGGTCACCATGCACACGACGATCCTCGTGTTGCTTACGATGTGTTAATTCATGTGCCACGGTACGCATTATGTCAATCATGTTTCTGTTACCAGTGTAAATCCACATGATATCTTCTGCATCGTCATAGTATCCAGTACGATGTTGATCTGGTCCTTCCTTAGCATCCTGGAATCTAATTTGAGGAAGTTCTTGTTTAATCTTTAATTTTTTTACGCACCAGTGAATAAAGTCACGTAATTGTTCTTCATGATCACGGAATGTGCTTTCTGTTAAATTATCAGCACGAGTGAATGTATCTACTATTTTATAATGCTTGGGTCCTACTAATTCAAAGTCATACTTGTCATCGTCATCTATATTAAAAGGACGAAGAAAATGCTTTGTCTTACGCTTAATTGCTAACGCACCGTTAGGAGTAAATCCTGTTTGCTCGAGGTCTGCACGATAAACTCTACCCATCGCACCAATTACCGCTAAATCAACTTTATAACCTTGCTTCAACAATCTATCAGTAATGGTAACAATCTGGCTGATTCCTTCACCATCATCACCATCCCGGTCGTCTAAGAATTCATTAACCTGTGTTTCCGCCACACCTTGCTCACCGTGACGAATACTACCGTCCTTCATCAACTTTAAGTTGAGATTGTATTGTTTATTGTCGTGCTTGACTTTGTTCATACGACCTGCTTTGAAGCCTTTGGCAAAGTATTGTTTATACATTCCATCGTGTTGGGTGTGCCAATAGTTTATCTTCATAGCTCGTTCTAATGTTGCACCATCAGCAAGACTTACGCCTTTAGTGAAACCATCCTCTTGTGCCATCTTGGCAATTTCTGGACTAAATCCTTCATCGTCATCATCACCGTTGAGTCCATCTGGAGCGAATTCGTTTAACTGTGCATTGAAAATTAACTCCGCAAGTCTAAGAGCATTGTCTCTAGTTTTTGGAATAGCTACACCGGCTTTGCGGCCTCTGCCGAATCCTTGTTCATAATCAAGCAAATGAATATTAACAGTAGGGTATTCACCTTGACGACCAACTACACTGTAAAGCATTGCACCATTGCGAGATTTGTCTTTTGGTTCAAACTTCACACTAACTTGTTCAGGTTTTTCTCTATCCTGTCTTGTATATCCACGACCTAAATATTGCTCTATAATATCAGCAAATTCAGTTAGTGGAAAAGAGTCAGGATCGTCTCTGCCACTATCACCGTTGGTGTCTAAAAATTCCCTTAAAAAATCACTTGCTCGCATTTCTTTTTGCCTTTTCTTGGTCGTCTTGACCTTTTAAGTATTTGTTAAATTGATTTGCTATAAATTCATTTTTTTTACGTTCTGCATCGGTAACTGTATCAGCAGCCATCCTAGCACTACTCATTACACCAGATCTAATCGCTGGATCTAGCGCAGCGGTTCTCAATGATTTATCTGTTAAACGATCTAGAATACTAGTAAAGCTTGGTTGTCCTCTTGGTATTTTAGTAGGAACCTGGGCGCCAACATTTCCTCCAATGTCAGAAATAGGTCGCGGACTCATTGAGTAACCTCTATTTACAAACTTATTAGACAAATCAGCATATTTGCTACTAGCTTGTCTATAAGCAGCCGGTCCGCCAAATTGCTGTATTTCTTTATCTATATTGCTATAGCTAGGAGGTTCCATTCCGTATTCTTTTCTAAAGGCTTTAGCAGCATGAAACTTTGCTGTTCCTTCTTCGCGACCGATATTTTTAGCAGTTAAAGGATTATATGGATGTGGCTTATTAGCAAGATCGTATCCTATATCTTTAATTTTACCAACAGTATCTTTAGCAAGTTCCGGTGCAACTGTAGCTGATTTTGCTGCTGCATCTGCTGCTGTTCTTGTACCTACATTCCTTGCTAATCCTGTAACACCTTGAACTACTTTTTTACCTAAACCAGCAAAAGGAAATAAAATATCTTCGGGACTGATTAAGGGTGCTTCTAATCCAGGCTCGATAGGCCAACCTCGTTCATCTCTAGGTAACGTAACATTTTTACCGCGGTTTTCCGCCGATGGCACATACCCTTGTGGCATCCAGTCCTTTTGTAACTCTTTTCTTGCAGCCTCTACATCGTCGGCTTCATTTATAAATTCATGAGCTCGCATTGTCTTTATCCTGTGGCCCGGCAATCATCTTGCCGTAGTCTTTACTCTGTATATTCTGTGGTTCGTGCTCACGCTGTCCTTTTAATATTTCAAAAGCTCGACGTAATCCACGGGCCACCGTATCTAGGCCATTTTCATCTGCTTGATACTTAATACCAATACCTCCCGATTGTTCCCATTCGGTAATTACAGTATTACGATCATCAACTAGTATATTCGGCGTGCCGTCGGCTTGTTTAGCGTATTTTCCCTTGCGGGGAGTAATAATAATTTTATTAGGCTGTGGATCTAGGTTTTCAGCAATCCAAGCACGTTTCATTGCTTCGCTGTTTTTGTGATCACCACGTAATGGGCTAGAGCAAATATTGTAAGATCCAAATACTTGTACGGCCATTGCTACTAATCTATCAGCTGATGCAAATTTAGGCAGTCTATAGAAGAAATCTGTACCAACCATTTGTTGTATAACGGGCTCACGCTTTTCTGGTGGAATAGCGTGATAATCGTATCTTCCTTGTGTGTTAGGTGGTACTCCAGCTAATTTTGCATATTCTGCAAAGAAATCAGCTAATACACCGTCCATATCTAAGAATATTTCTGGACGTCCGTGAGATTGTTGTTCTAGTTCAAATAAGCGCATTTTGTATTTATTGATTAAAAGAAATGGACTGCTTTTACAAATTGTCTTGTTTCAAGATCTTTTAGTATATCACCTGTGTAATCTAAATCAGCTACTGGTATGCTACCTATAGTCTGAGATAAATCCTGCCAACTATATCCTAGTGAATTAAAAAACTCATGATGTTTATTGTAATATACTTTTAGATTTTGCTCTAAACTAACTTGCTCATCGTTATAAAATTTTACTACAAAATCAGCTGAATAATGACAAAAAGGTTGAAACGCTTCGGGTTGAATATAGGAATCGTTGTCTAACATTAAATCGTACAATGTTTTACCAATCTCTGCATAGTTAATATACACTGATCCAAATTTAATTTGGGATTCAAAATATTGGTAATCATTGCTATCAAGTACTTCTGTTTTTGGTAATCCAAAGTAAGTAACTACGTGTCTGGGATGTGCGCCTCGAGCTACACTTTCGCAACGATGTACTAGTAAATTTAGATCGCATAAATGTTTTTTAAATTCTGAGTTAGGGTCTTTTTTATCTAGTAGTCCATGTTCGATTTCAAATATATGATGTAAGCGATTTAGGGTGTCTTGCTCCGTTGCTGATTCTAAACGGTAATCAATTTTAATCCACTGATTTAATTTTACTATTAGATTGTTAATATCGTTTAGAGCTCGGTTGGTTTGTTGTTCTACAGTACCAAATCCGTAAAATCTAGCAGGATCATCAATTGGATATCCTAGATGTTGTGCTAGCTCAACTCTTTGTATCCATTTTTTAGTAATAGGCGTATTGCGTAATGAATAATCTACTACTATTTGATCGCTGTGTTCGTGAGGATTTGCATAGATAATTTGTAATTTTTTATATTTTAACATTTATTAAAATCTTGATGTCTAAACCAACGACGTTGCCCAAAGCTAGTTTTTAATGTAAGTCCGTAATATGCAAATTCTTCGCGCCAAGCAAAAAAACTAGGCCCGTGTCCGCCGCTATTTTCTGGCACTCCGTAATCCCAACGATGTACATCCCATTGATATTGATGTACCATTTCGTGTGCTAGGGTATTCATAAACCATTGCGGGCAAAACCATTTGTTGTTTAATCGTATGCGTACCCAACTACCATTCCAAACATGACGTTTTTCCCACTGACAGTAACCCCAACATTTTTGTGTCTGCCCGAGTTCTATTATTGGCCTACGTAGCTGATTTTCAAATACATAGCGATTGATTATTTTATACGCATATATTGCGTCATCGTATGTAGGTCTAAATAGTTTTCGTCTTTGATAAGTTAAACTAGGAAGCTCAGCTTCCATAATTGATCTAATAGGATTGGGTCTTGCCATAAGAACACCCCCGGACAAAGTATTTAAACTTGTGCGGGGGTGTTTAACAGAAGTTTTAATTATCGCTTAGTATCCAACTCTTTAAGCAATTTTTCACCTTCAATTTCGTTACTACGAGCTAGTGCTTGACGATCCTTACGATCCTTTAGGGGATTTTCGTCAATTGGCAATACTATCTTTACATACGTTTGAAAGTATTGTCCATTAGGCACCGTTTCTCTTTTAACAGAAACACCCGTAATATCTACCCGATCGCAAAAGCTACGAATAGCAGTTTTCATATTTGTAGTAGAATTTTTACCTTCTTGTGTTCGATAAGTTTTACTAACCTTATCAACTTGACCACCGGCGGTATCACAAATTTTACCCTTAGCTAGTTCAATCGCTAGGTCCTCAGACGTTTGCATGTCGTCGCTTTGGGCTGTGGCCATTGCACATGCAATAGCAGTCGTTGCAGTACAATCTTCTTTGTACCAAGAAGGTTGGCTCTTTACCGCAGTTTTAACTGCTTCGACGTTACGTTCGTGACGTTCTTCAGCCGCTTTAATAGCCGGATCTTTAGTGCTACTACATGCAGACAACATTACTGCTAGAATTACCGGAATTACCTTATACATAATTTACCTCTTTATTTAGAAATCGTATTACCCAAACTGGTCAAGTCCTTGCCAAGACCACCCACAAGTCCGCCAACTGTACCACAGCCAGTGAGACTAACTACTACTGCAAAAATTAAAGCTTTCATAATGTACATAGTTTATTACCTTTTTGATTATTTGTCAATACGGCTTTGTTCCCATTTTTTCCAAATGGTCCAATTACGCCCAGTCTGACAAACATAACCTTTGTACTGTACAGCTACGCCAGACGGACGAATTTCATTTTCAATAAAAATACTACATACCAAATTTTGGTTATCAATTGGATATACATATCTAATCGAACCATCGGCATTTACATATTTTGGATCTATAGTAAGATCACTCAAATTAACTTGTTGGCCCACACGAACGGTAGTTATCTGTTTCTTAGCGGTATCACAAACGGTTTCGACGTTTTGTTGCACACTTACATCATATTCGGGTGTATTAGATAGTAACCAAGTACTAGCAGCATCTCGAGCTGCCATACAGGATCGAACTGCGGTATTGCCCTCTCCATATTTTTCAGCCCAAGTCCAAGTGCGATCAACTAACACACGGAACGAGTATGTGCATCGGAATCGATTTTTATCCACTTGCACATATGACTCACGTTGATTGTCAATAGGCAAGCCACCTACGCTAAGAATTTCTTTACGTTGGAAACACTCGCCACTAGCTGCGGTAGCTGTTACTAACAATAAACTGGCAATTAATTTCTGCATGTTTTATATCTATCGTATTCGGCCATGCGTTGCACTGAGCTACGGCGACCTTCGTCTATGTTTCTACGTTCTTGGTAAGTTCCATCATTAACCGATGCCAAAAACCCAAACACACTGCGAATCATAAAGAAATTAACAATTTCATCACGCTCGCTCACACGCTGACTTTCTAAAAAATCCTTTTGGCTCTTATCCGAACAATTAATTTGGTAATGATTAAGATCTTGTGTAGTTATCCTAGACTCTGTGGTCATAACAGAACATCCAGACAAAGACATAACAATTAACGCGATGGCTTGGAGCCGCATAATTCGTCCGATTCAAGTAACTTCTGGTTTATAATTCCGTTCTTTTCTCTAGCTACCGGATCCCATTCAAAACTTGCTTCGTCAATAAGCGTTAAGGTTTTCCATAGCAAGTTACGTTCCACCCCTTTATTAGTGCAACTAACTTGCCATTTATTTAGAGTAGCATTAGATGCCGGACGCTCAGTGGGCGGCAACAAGGCGCACCCACTGAGTATAACCGGAATTAAAAGACTGATCCTTTTCATCTTTTTTTGCTAGGAACTGCGGCAGATTTAAAAGCGGCCATTGCTTCAACATCGCTACAGCCAGCATTACGCTGGATATATTTCACCGCGTCACGGGTGTTAAGTTGAAGGATGAAAATTGCCTCGTCGGCGAATTTTTGTGCTCGGGTCATGCTTGTTTCCTTTACCATGAGGAGTTGTAAAAAACTTTAAGTCCAGTAAAAATTTCGGCTCGCGCCTTACGTATAAATTCTAGATCCTGCTCGCGATAGTAATCATCGCTAGGATCACCAAAAAAGAAACCTGTAGTATGCGGAAGCACACCATTTTTTATATCCGCTTCTAGAGCATCAAGGTCCTCCCAAGTAAGTTCAAGTTCAATACCATTAAACATTGGATCTGTAGTTGGATCAGTATTTTTACTGCGCCAAAGTTGTTCCATCCAACCATGGAGGTTAGGATGTTTGCGCCAATACGCAATTTCTACAGTCGGATCGGCTACATTTTTATTACCTTTTTCGTAATACTCTTCATAATACTCATCTTTAGCATTACGTTTAGCCGCAGCGTAAGCATACATATCCAAACCCATGATATCTCCTATAAATTACAATAAAACAATTATAGTTAAAAACTGATTTTTGGTCAATCGTTTTTTGGAAGCTTAACTACAGTTAATTTGTTACTATTGGTTTTAAATTTTGGTTTAGGTTTAGATGGTGTAAATTCTTTGCTTACATAATATTCGCAAAGGCGATGACGACACAATGTAGGAATGTCTTCGAAACCGGGTTCAAGGATAAATTGGTAAGGACTACGACCCCACGTGGAGAATTTTAGAAAATTATAGTAGGCCTTACGATGTTCTTTAATTGTTGAATCAAATACTGTGGGCGGACGGCAATTTAATAGCAAGTTATTCATTGTCAATTCCTCTATAGATTTAACAAGTGTATATACTAGCATAAGAAAAAAGCCCTGTCAAGCAGGGCTTTTTAGTGTTGTATTTTTACAACAATGTTTATTTTTTAGCAACAGGTTGCTTAGGGAAAAAAGCAGTTGCTGATTCAGCAACAGTTTTTGCTAAGTCAAAACTGGTGTTATAAACAGTTTTGGTAAAAGTTGCATTTGCATCAACTAGGGTTTCTAGGCTAGCACGTACATCTTCATTTGGAACATGGATCAAAACTGATTTGGTTGTCTTTACTGCGTTATCAACTACTGTATCTACTGTAAACATTTGAATCTCCTTAAAAGTAATGTTCAATGATTATACTATATTTACATGTTGCGGTGCAACATTTAATCTACCCATATAATGATTTTATTTGTCCGTTTTTAATGGCTAAATATTTTACAACATATTTCAAGGAGATGTTTAAAAATGGAATTTCTAATTCTTATTATTGCAGTTATTGCTGTACTTGGTTGGTTTATTTGGAAGGATCGGAAATTTGAAGATTCCAGTTCTCATCCGTTAGATGGCGCTACCAAAAATGCAGTTGTTGAGACTCTTGACGTTAATAAGGACGGCAAAGTTGATCTTAAAGATGCTGTAGCCGCTGCTGAAGTAGTAGTTGAAAAAACAAAAAAGACTGCTACCAAAGCCAAGGAAGTTGCTAAGAAAACTGTAGCTAAGGCCAAAGCTAAGGCTCCTGCTAAGAAGACCACTGCAAAAAAATCAGCTAAATGATAGAAATATTGCCACTGACTAATGTCAGTGTTTATACCGATACTGGCGTTAGTTCGTGGCATTTCTTTCAACTCAATGACTATAAGTATAGATTTTATTCTAAAGATTTATACAACAACGTCGAAGAATTTTTATCTACTAATACCGATCTAAAACTTGCTGGGTTCCATGTGCCATTTCCAGCTAACCGCGATTGGCTTGATCGGTTTGATCGAGTTTATAATCATGTTGCACACACCTTTATATTCTGTTCAGAATTACACGAATCAACAGTAAATCAACTAATAGCATTAGATAAACCAAATGTATCTATATACATTTGCGGGCGTATTCGACATCGTTTCCAACATGCCCGTGTGCATCTTTGGATGGACTGGTTTATTACTACTAGTCATTTTTATAAAAACATACGCCCGGATCTACTAGGACAAAAATTACATAACAACAATAAAGAAAAATATTTTGATGTTCTACTAGGTTGTGCTAGAACACATAGAGATTTTGTATATTCTGTAGTCAATGATAAAAACTTAAATGATAAAGTGATAATGAGTTATCACAAATCAGCTAATCAAGATTTAAAGAATACTTCGTTTGTATTTGAGACTGAGGGATTAGAATTCGAAGAGACTAGAACCTATCAGCACACTATCGATCCTGTGGTGTATTATGGTAAAGGTATGTCTTTAAGTCAAGTTATACCAATAACTGTATATAATCAAACTCATTACTCAATAGTAGCAGAAACTAACTTTAGTAATGATTACAATTTTTATACCGAAAAAATAGTTAAGCCGATACTTGCTGGAAGACTGTTTATTGCCATTGCTGGGCAAGGATATTTAGAATTCTTACGCGAACTTGGTTTTCGTACTTTTAGTAATGTAATAGATGAATCATATGATCTTGAGCCCGATAATCTAAAAAGATGGGCTATGGCGATGAATCAGGTTGAACTATTATGTTCTATGGATGCCGACAAAGTTGCTGAAGAGATTAAAGAAATAGTTAGCCATAACCAGCAACTTATGTTAAAGACTGACTGGTATGGCCAACTAGCACGTGATTTTATTCTTGAATTGGATTCATTCTTAGGGCCTGCTCATATAATTGCCGGCTAGCCAAATTTTTAGCTTTGCTTTCGCACATAATATCAAATTGATCGCGGAAGCTGAGTGCCCATTCATTCACAGAAGTATTCCAATAAAAGTTAGAGTGTGCTCTAAGTTTTTGTCTGTTGTGGCCTTCAGTTAGTAATGTTGCAAAATCAGGCTGTACAAAGTCTGGGTGCCCAACCAAGCAATCTTCGCGACTAACAGAGTAATGCATAGTAGGCCTAACACCACGCCAGCTATCCACCACCATTTGTACCCTATCATCGGTGGGCGATATATACTCTCCACCGCTTTTGATCCAATGGTGATGAATGTCCATAACGATAGGCAAGATATCGCTAAGAGTAAGACATTCGTTGAGTCCATAGCCTATTTCTTCGTTTTCGATGGTAATGGTATTTCTTGCTTCTGGGGATAACCTCGTGTATGCACTGCGGATACCTTGGGGACCGAGCTTACCCGCGATGTGGACGTTGATCTTAAAGTCCTGGAAGGATCGGCCATAGCCCATCCAAGCGGCCATTGTAGCATGATATTCAAACTCCTCTATACTTTTATTTACAACGTCAGGGCGATCACTCGCCAAGACAGTAAACTGACCGGGATGGAAGCTAAGACGAGTCCCACTGTCCATAGCCAATCGTCCCACTTCATTGAAGTGCGTTTCACAATACCGTCGTACATCTGCTTGCTGCCAATAATAAGACCAACTAGGCTCAGTATAGCAAGGCAATATATCGCTGCTAAGACGCACCATTCTAAGATCTGGCTCAAGATTTCCTACCCTTTCTACAAGCTTACGAGTTGCTTCAATATTCTGGACCATGAGGTCCCATAGTTTTTGTTCGGCCACATCACGCTTTTGCCTGTTGAGCCATGCAACAGTAGTGGCGCCAGTGTTGTATTTTTTCGCATCGTCCTTTGGTCCAATGCCATCAACTTGAGTTTCATTGTCGATCCATTTGCATGCAAAACCAATTCGTTTAATCATTGTTTTAATTTACCTTCTCTTACTGTTTCTCGTTTTGTAAATTGTCTTGCTATAAATTCGTCGGCTAGTTGTTCAGTATCAAATGTTTCTTCTAACAGCCAATTGCAACTAGAGCAATCTAGGCTTTCGTATTGGAAATATACTTCGTATTTTTCTTCACCTAGAGTATTTGTCACTCGAACAATCTTATATGCCTTACCGGCACCTCTCCAAGTAAGTGCAGCAAACACAATTATTATAGCAGGAATAGATAAAAAATACACTAGATCCATTAACATTATTCTATCCCAAAATGTTGTTTTATTTTTTTGATTTTATGATCAAGTAGTTCTAAGCCATCAACACCGCCAAGATACCCTTGTGCCCACACTTCATGCTCTTCAGTAGGCTGCACAACTGCTATACATTCTTGCACAACTAATCGAGCTAGTTCTTCGTTATAAACTTCTATCCAGCGAGGCACATCCAAACCCGACGGAACTTTTTGCTTGGCGGCTGCTGCTAATTCTTGTATTCGCTCGTTCATGCGTTCTTTAAAATATACATAGTTAAATCAACTGCATCGAGTCTAACAGTTTCGTAAGGATATTTACGATAATCTGCATCGTTCCATTTGCGGCGGCGAGTATCTAAACTTTGTATGCTTAACATTTTTGGATTAAGTTTAGTAATCTTACCAATCATTAATCCATTATGATCCGGAAATGCTACTGCATCTCCAACGACAAGGGCTCTACCTAGTTTGTCTTGATGTTCGTAAATCATGATATTGCGCTGCCTAGTCCAGTAGGGCAGTTGTTTTGTATGCAAACATATCCCATTGCACCTTCTAATAGCAACCCGCATTTTGGACATTTGTTTGACACTTGGGTAGTTACTTCAGGAACATCCTGCCAGTCTGACCATTGATAATTTGCAGTTCTTAACATATCTTCATTTGACCAGTTTAGTCCTGCACGAATGGTAACATCGTATTTCTGACGATATTGTAGTCTGCGACTGTTATCGTTATTCACTAGCCAACGCATTTCGATCATTTATTCTGCTCCGCTTGTTGAAAACATTCTAAACAAAGTACATAGGTTCTAGGGCCACCCATGCCGCTAACAATTCGATTACATTGACTACAACCAATTACTGCGGCAGTATAAATGTAACCTTCTTTTAGTTCTTCAATAGGTCGCCAGTTACCCGAGTGTGTTCGTTCCCAACCTATAATGTTTGTATCATCCATAGTATAATAATAGCAGTTAATTGATTAAATGTCAATTCCACATTAAGGCAATATGACTAGCATAAATGGCATGTTTCGCTCTCATCCGGATAGTTAGACGTCCGTTTTGTTCGCCGGTTTCGATATTTCTTCCGTGCCATGCTAATTGCCAATCCCAATCCCAACCTTGGCGTCCGATCCATTGTTCTAAAAATGGACGGTAATGATCATTTGGGTCTGCGGATTCGAACCCTATCCAAACAGCTCCACCTAAGTCTGCCCATCGGGGATCATTATGATCTACTACTATTTCGCCTGAAGGCCATTTTACATCTATTTCAATGTAATCAACTAACCACCAATATAATTTTTTAAAGATGCTCACGGTACGGATAAACCTTTCTTACACGATAATTATGACAATGAGAACAATAACGAGTTTGGATATATTTGTCTGTATTTTTATTAACTTGATATGGCTTACACCACCGTGTCCAAGAATGCCAACCAAAGTTGCACCAAAAACTAGTTACTAGTGGTTCTTCATCCTTTAATATCCTAGCTGTATTTTCAACTTCGTTCATTTTACCCCAAATTTTAAAGCAAATAGTATAGCAGGTTCTTCCCACTCAAATTGAAAAATATCGTAAGTTCGTTGATGCACACTTCCCCATTCTACATGAAAACGACGAAAGTGTTTTCCTTCAGTATTATAGTTTAAACACCAGTTATACATTTCTTCTGTGCATTTTGGCACACGAATTCTATACCTAAAATACGGACGATGCCCACCTTCGCAATGAAAGTATTCCATTAGTAATTGTACTCAAACGTACCCCAACCTAGTAAGGTTCTAGGTGTGTTTTTTCGAGCTTGTATCCACATGTAACCATCTTTGTCGTATTCGCTAAACCAATCTACATAACTTTTGTTGTAAAGAATATCTTGCATTTCCCAAAGATAATTTTTTGGATACTGATAACATGGATCGTCTCCTTTGTATCGACGCCGCATCGGCAATTTTTGCGATGGGTGTTCTGATAGTACCATCAAAAGATGCTCTTGTTCTAACTCCTTAAGGGTAATAGGAACGAAGTTTGCCTTATGATACAAACTAGGCAAAGCTCGATCGACCACTTTGTTGTAATCGTATTCTCGAATAATAACTCTGCGTCGTAATTGTTTCTTCATGCAAACCTCAGTGCAAATTTTACAGCAATTTGTGAATCATCAAACCAAAATATATTGCCCGTCCATGAATAACGATTAGGATGATTTTTACTAAGCCAACCGTGTATTTCGCCCCATTTCATATAGTTGGCGTGTATTGGAATATAGCCGGCACGCTCAAACTGTTCGCAGTGAGTTTCATGTACCACAGGAGAACCGTCGAGCTGTGTCCGAATAAATGTTCTAATCGGTATTAACTCACTCACGCAAACCTCAGTGCAAATTCTGTAGCAGCCTTTTCGTCTCGAAAGACAAACATAGTATCTGTAGTTTCTAAATCCTCTACATCACCTACAATCCATTGATTATAATAGCACCAGTCGTCACCGTTAAGCCAGTGGTTAATCGATCCTTCTCGACCGCCATAACGAGCACTGCCTTGTCCGGCATTTGCTGCTAGCCAAGATTCAATTTCCGCCTTTTTATCTCGCATTGTGTTGAAAGGTACTTTAACTTTGTTCATTGCCTGCCCATCTTAATAAGAATAATGCTTTTTGTTTCTTATTACTAAAATAAAAAGTTTTATTATAGTATCCCCACTCATCTTCCATGACTTCATCTAACCATTTGCAGCGTTGGACAATATCGTCATTATATAATAAAGTATCATACATCTCATACGATTCCGGATATTGCAGTTCTAGCAGCAAAGTTTGGTCCATGGCATCAGCTAGTTCCTTTGCTACTCGATTTACATATTCTTCTGCTATGTCCATTATGCCCACCTCAATAAAAACCAAGCGAATTTCTCTTCATTAACAACTCTATAATCTTCGATAGTTATTAACCTCGCGTCCATTTCTATTTCTATACCATACTCATCTAGTATGCGATGCAATTGTGCGTCATATCTTGGACTGCCGGTGATTACTCGTGCTTGCCCGGTAATGGGCCAAGATCGGTGCTGCCCTTCTTCGTTCCATTCTCTACTTAGAATTTTCTGTAGTTCGCCGGGTGTCATGCCCACCTCAATGCAAAATGTACAGCATCTTCTCTATTTTCAAATTGAATAAATTTGTCAGTAGTCCAACCAGGATTGTGAAAATACATACCTGTGCAATTCTCTTCTAACCACCGATCAACTAACCAATCCTTGTAACTGCGACGAAATCGGCTTTGGATATTATCGTAATCGTATTTGGCATATACTACTGTGTGTAAAGGCATTATCCGCCCCACCTAAGCATAAAGAATGTAGCATCCTCTTGACGCTTGAACACAAAGTAAAGACCGTTGTTGCGCCAATTGCCACTTTTAAAATTCTCGTAGCAAAATCTCTGCAACCTTTCGGATTGCCCCCAAGCATCTACTTCAGGAAGCATACGAAATTGATGCGGCCAATATTTTTTATTATAGGTTTGCATAGTCTGCGGTTAATGCATTTAAAATAACTTGATTGCGTTCAGCTTGCCAACTTTTAAGCCAAGGAGTACGATCACATTCCTCAATGTGTTTTAAAATTTGAGTGCGGCTACTAGATTCAATTGCTTCATGTAATCCAATCATCATAACTGGTTGTCGCCAACGATATACTACTATACACATTTTGTCATCGGGATGCAAGTTCCATGCCCACTCATAAGGGTAATCACCATCAAGATCTGGAATATCACTTAAATGTTTAAATTTCGTCATAATAATCCTCTACCACAACCCAACCTAACTTTTGAAAGTCTTCTCTAATCTCATCAGTAATAACACTTTCTGCTACATACTTTCTTAGATCAAATCCTTGCGCTAGTGCTGCTTCGTAGTCAATTTCTTCTGGATTGCCGCGAATACCCGAACAATACCAATTCATGTAATCACCTTCGCACCGAATGTCGGCAACTACGCCACCGGCATAGCGCCAAGTACAGGACCATATAGCATCTTTAAGTATAGGCACGACTTCCATTTTTTGGAATGCATTATTGCATAGTGCGGCATAAAGATTTTGTGAGTATGCGTCACTGGCACGTACTTTATCCACAAACCACTTTGCGTCTTTCATGTCTCGTTCTAAATTGTAATCCATTATTGTCCTTCCCATTTTAACTGAAATAACATTGCATCCTGTTCGTTGGTGAATTCAAACTCGTATCGAAGATACCAATCTTCATCCGCAAGTTCGCTTTCATATACTAGCCAACAAACAAAACTAGGGCAATTTTCTCTTGCCCAAGTTGAGAGTTCAATCTCGTCGATGTCAAATAATACTACTATTGCCATTTTAGTAAAAAATTACTAGCGTCTGCTTCGTTTTCTATAACTACCACCATACCTTGTTGATGTTTCCGTCCGTTAGGCAAGCACTGATCCATCCATGCATATATTTCTGGCTCATTGTCCGTCCACCAACGAAAGTCAGTGATGATTATGTAATAATATGGCATCTCTTCATCAAACGGACCGGTGGCGATAAATCTGCCTTTGTCGTCTGGAAACACTACGCTCACTGTTTTTGTTCCTTTTCTTTAGGTGCTTTTACTGCACAAATGGCAACAAAGCCTTTGCCATCCCATTCTTTACGAGCATCCATACACGCTTGATAATCGGGATATTCTTTTTTGTAAATGAATTTTATTTGTGGTGGCGGATCAGTCCAAAGTTGCACAACCAATATCCAAGGCATTAAGTCTAACATATCAGTTCCTTAATATTTCAAAAGTCCATTTAGCACTATCGGGATCTACTTCAAACCATAATTGATTACTTTCGTCTAGCCATACAGTAAAACCTTTACTGGTAAAAAAATCTACAGCAATTTGTTTAAATCGTTGATCATCGTAGTCAGGAATAGTTTTAGCTTCTTTTTGAATAGCATGTAGTTCATTGGTATAATAATTTAGAATATGAGCGTGAAACCATTCGGGTGCGTATCTAAAAGAGAATTGCATTTCAACTCCACCTTAACAAAAAAGTCATCATTTCTTCTTCAGTATCAAACTGCCAAAGATCGAAACTCATACGACGCCCACAATTATGTTCTTGGCACCACTCTTGTGCGGGCATTAACATGTGCTCACGCAAGCCAGTTGGTGTTACTGCACCATGTTCGTGAGCTAATTGTACTCTTAACCAATAACCTTGAGGGCGAGGCCAAGACTCCCATACTAATTTCATGTTATTTTTATTCTGTCAGTATTGGCTCTATTGCTATACACTTTATAACCGCGCTCTCGCATTAGATCTGCTGCTGCCTGAGGACTGTCATCGAACATTAGTTCGAGATCCTCTTTAGTAATATCATTGCTGCAATCGATGGCGTACAGTTCATAATGCCGCTGACTATTAACTCTGGCCCTTAGTAGCATTTGTTGAAGCATACCATTCATTGGATTGCGAACAGGCTCTTCGTCATTGAGAATCCTAAAAGTATTTTCTGCGTCCCAGTGTTCATACTGAGTGATAGGAATAATGCTTTCTAGTCCTTCTTCACACCAATAAACAAGATATGCGTTAGTAGTCATAGATATTTTATTTGAAAAAATGTTGCTCGAGCCGGATCGTCAAAGTCTAATCTAATATCAGTTGCACGTTGATTATATTCATCGTAACAAAAATGTGTTCTAACTGTAAAACCCAATTCTCTTTTTAAACGCCAGGTTATTAAAAAAATTTTATCGCCGTGCTCGTTCTCAATGCGTTGGCGCAAAGTTTTCCATTCTGGTTTGCTAAAGATCAAAGTGGTCATACTGCATTATAGCAGTATATTTAGATTAGGTCAAGCTATCCAGCCTTGTCCGGTTATCTGATGATACCAGGGATAAAACGGTCCGACTACAATAAACTGCCAATCGCTAGTTATCCATGCGGTCGCCGGATTGGCAAGATGTTGGTACTTGGGTAGCACTTCGTGCCCGTTTATTGTTATTTTTGCAACTTCTACTGCACCGTTGCTAATCTTACAACTAAAGTTTAACCCTTCTAGTAAATCAAAATACATTGTTGATTTTACCGGCTGATTATTCACTGTAAAATGATATTTTGGATTATGGTGCTCAACTAAATGAATCTTTACTTCAATTTGATTAGCTGTATCAATATCCGTAATGTCTAAGAAATTTTTCATATCTTGGTGCATAATCTAAAATGGAATTTCCCCGCAGGGATTCAAACGCTTTTAAAAAGGATATTAAATTGTATCTTAATTCCTCGACATTTTTTGGTACGTTATAGTCGCAAATAAATTGATAGTAATCTAGTATAATGTTTGCAGTAGCCTGGTCAATTTGATTAGTTTGTCTGACATTAACTAAATTTTCTTTAGTAAGTCGATATTTTTTAATTAATGTTTGTAATTTTTCTTTAATCTCTTGACGTATGTCTTCGGGCATTATTTCCATGCGAAGCCACTCGGGTCTATACAGTATATTACAACTTTCTGATATTACTTTATTGTTAATCATAAACTCAAATAATTTATCTAATTCGTATATAGAAAAAATATTAGGTGTAATTCGTAAAGAAATAACTAGTCCGGAATTCTCTTTTCTTAGTTGTAAAAAATTATCTATGTTCGACAGTATTTCTGTAATTTGTCCAGGCCAGCGTATATAATCGTTAATAGGATCTACAGATTCTATACTAATACCTAAATGAAATTGTTCAAAATGTCCTATTAGATTATGGATTCGTTGATTATATATTGTGCCATTTGTTGTGGTGCCAACAATTATATCTTTAGCTAAATCATGCTCAATTAATTTTTCACAGATAGTATAAAATGCTTCTTCGTATAATGTTTCTCCTCCTAAGAAATGTATATAACGAAGATTAGGAATTTCTTTTAGTTCTTCAATGAATTGATTTATTAATGTTTGGTCCTTAGTCCAAGATTCAATTTTTTCAGGTTTCAAAAATAATTTAGAATTTATTTTGTGTAGCTTATGAAATTCTTGTTCTAGTTTGCTGCTTGCTTCGGGTCTGCACATTATACAAGCACTATTACATGTATTACCTAGTTCAACTTGTAATTCAACTGGCGCTAAATTTGCTTCACCGTTATTATTAAAACTATATTCAAAGTTTTTGTAATGCGGACTGCTTCTAAAAGTTTTTAGAAAGTCATTTGTATCAACAGCACTTTTATTAAGTTGTCTCATACGTCCGTTTAACTTACCAAAACTTTCTTCATAATAACAAATGGAACAATGATTAGGTTCTTCGCCGGCCAATAACTGTTGGCGAAGAATTTTCATCTGATCGCTGTTGTAATATTGCATTATCGATTGATTACTAAACGAATGGAGCCGTTGTGGATTTTTAGCCCAACTACATGACTCAAAACTTCCGTCGTAGGTAAGTCTCACGTGGAACCACGGACTAGAACAAAAAGTTTTTTCAAACATTAATCAATAATTCCGAAGTTGGCCCAGTTAGATGCACCAAGACACACCCAACCCATTGGGCCTCCAGGATTTGGATTTGTGTTCCAAACTACATGTCCGCGTTGGCTTACATAATTTGGTGGTTCAGCAGCAGAGGTAAATTTCATTGTTCCAATTCGTAAATCATTTATAGTTGCCGAGCCATCAGTATCTAAAGTTATATTTTCTTTGTTGTTAGATGTTAAAATTAACTTTTGATTTCTTGGAGTTCCAAAATTGCCAACGCCGGCTGATTTCTTGTTGGCCACAATTTCAACTTCTTGATCCCAAATTGACAATGCTGCACTAGGTTCAATGGTGTTAATACCGACACGTTTTGGTGTTACATATAAAGTTTCTGCTAACAAAGATTCACCGCTTACTTGCAATTCTTTAAGCACACCAAGATGCTGTAAATTACTGCTTATTATAGTGGATCCAAGTTTATTGTCGGTGATTACGTCTGCACCGTTTAACTTAATCTTAGTAAGATCTAAACCGTCAGTTTTGATTTTATCAAATACCAATGAACTAAAACTGTCAAACAATCCTCTGTTCATATTTGACAATGCCGAGGTAGTAGTTTCTTTGATTAAGTTTGTATAAAATACACATTCTCGATCTACTTCGCCGTTAATTGACAAATTACCGTTGATTGACACTAATCCTTCAACTGTAAGATCTTTTGTTAGTAAGTTGTTTTCAATAACAGTAGCATCATCGAGTATTGTTAAGGCTACACCAGTTGATCGATCATCAATACCGGTACTGCTAAAATTCTCTATTAGTCCGCCTTTAATATTATCGCCACTAATAATTAAATCATTTAATTTTATTGCCGCAGGATTGATACTATTGTCAGGGAATGTAATCTCTCTGATACGATCCACTATTAATGTAGCAGTAGCATCATTGACTGCTTGATTTAAATTAAACTTAGCTAATCGTTCTGATACAGTTTTGTTAATTAACTCCACAGTAGAAGTTTGGGCTTCAGTGATAGTTTCATTAATTCTATCTGTGATGCGTTTTTCTAATTTCTTACTATCAATTGTGTATTGTGCAGCTTTTTTGTCTAATGCTGCATTGGCAGCATTTTGTACGTGCGTATTGTAATCAAAAGATTCTAAGCGAGAGTTGATACTATCTAATATTAGTTTATCAACTTGAGTTGATACATTGACGGTAATCTCGCTTACTATTTGATCGACTATTTTGCTTATGTGTTCGTTAAGATCCATTATTATCAAATTGAATACTAATTACGTGCTCGTAATTTTTCTTGATTAAACTTTTATACATTAAATTCTTATGCACACTAAAACCAACGCCGCCAGCATCTGCACTAAATTTTGCTAGTTGTTTAAAAAACATAGCCCTTCTATCAAATGGGCCTACATTTACTAACTGATCGTTGGTTATTTCGAATACTTTTGTTACCCACTTATTTCTATCTTGAAGATTATAATCGTGAAATTCTAAAAATACAGAATTTTGGTTTGTGCTGCGTATTAGTGCAGGAACGGAAAATTCTTTATCTTTAAAGTCTTGATTTTTGTAATCCTTACAAGTAGTTATCAAATATTCTTTAGTAAGATTACAAATTTCTACTACTCGATTTTTTTGATCCGAATCAGAATCTGCAAAGGTAAAATACTCATCCAATGCAACTACTACATCAAATGATTTTTGATACTGTTCAAAGTTCTTTTTATCAATATAATTATATTTTATATTAAGTTCGTCTAATAGCTTTCTTGCATCGTTGCTTATTTTGGTAACTGATACATTTTTACAATTGGTCGCAAGTATAGCCGGACTGAAGCCCACAAACAAAATAGAATTAGGAGAAAAATTGTGGAATTCTGCTACTCCATCAATTATTTCTTTTTTGCGTTTAACTATATCAGCTGGTTTTTGATGTGATTTAAATGCTCTAAACAAACAATCCGTGTAACTTTCAAAGCTCATGATGCCCTTTAATTTTTTATTATCGTGTAGTTATTTATTGAGTTTGACGTATTAAATCAAGTGTAACACAGTGAAAACCGCCGCCTAATGTTCTACTATGCCTTAATTCTAACGGTATAACTGTAAAATTGTAATTTTCTAATATATTCATTAACTTGTGTTGATGTTTATCAATGATAACAGTATAAGGATCTACAACTAACATGTTTAGAGCTATCCATTTACTAGCATATGGATACTTGTAAAAATCTTGTGCTACTACGTCATCAACCCAAATAATTTCCCAGTTATGAAAAACATTGGGTAAATTATCCATATTGACTCTGCTAGCATTTACCATTACTAGACCTTCGCGTAATGGTACAATAGTACTATCAATATGAACTCCAGAATAGAAATTACAAACTTCTACTTTAACATCCGGAAATTTATGTTGTAACCATTTTGCTGCACTGCGATTACCACTGGCACTTTCTAAGTATAACATAGTATCATTAAGACGTAAAACATTTGCGGCATCTAAAATCATACCTTCGTTTCTTGGCATGCGATGCACAGTATCGGCGCGAAATATTACATCGTCTAATCCCTCTATTTCCATGTCTCTACAAGGATACATCATAGCAGGATCCACAATTGTGTCGCCATAAATTAGTAATCGATCTCTTGGGCAATATCCATACATACCACCATGCTCTTGATAATTAATTGCTCGAGGTCTATGTACTGTTGCTCCAAATTGTTCTAGGGTGTCAGCTAATATATCAAGATCCTCGTTAGCTTCGTCAATGATCCAGTCCGGAACTGGGCCGCTAGGTACTGGAGTTTCTGTCCATGTAGTTTTTTCACTTTCTTTTGCAAATACCGGATCGTCACTAGGCCAATTAGCAAAGTCTGCTCGACCAACTACTACTTCGACTAACGTATCCCATTCATTATAACTGTGTATCATACATGCCCAGTGATTTGTAAAGTATAACGAGGCTCAAATCCCATGTTATATGCTCCGTGGGGAGCATCCCATGGCCATACTAATGTAAAGCCTGCCTTCCATTCTGAGTAGCCGGTGCCTTGACACTCTGCAAAGTGCCCGGGCTTGCGATCTTCGAGAAATATAACTGCTCGCCTAATAGAACTTTCTTTTCCTTTTAAGTTAAAGAGCTCAATATATTTGCGATATGTATCAATATGTTCAGGTAAGCTACTACCAGGATCCATGCGATAATATGATGTACCAACGTCTTTCCAATGCTCATATCTTTCAAAAAAATCAATAAATCTTTTATTCCATGTAGGTTGTGTATTACGCATGTCGCACATCCAACCACCAAAAGGTCCCCGGAATCCTGCATCTTCCCAATCTATTTCTGTTGTAGGATCATTGAATTTTTCTTTAATGTAATTGAGATTTTTAAATTCGTCGTCCCAAAATTTTTCTAAGTTAAATGATTCGTGTGTTGCCATAGTATATTACCTCATACTCCTTACTTGTTTTGTATTGTCTCCATGGATCTACAATAACACTCCCTGGTTCTAGATCCACGTATAATTCTTGTTCTTTCTCCTTGCCGGTATAACCGTAAGTGATATTTCTGTTATGCGCCAAGAATGCAATTACCGGCATTCCATCAAACGGTGGTTGATCACCAGTTAGTGGATCAATGTAAAAATATTTTGCTTGTATTTCATCTAGGTAGTGCCCTATTAATAAACTATAACTACCGTCGCAATAATCAACATCGGGCTTATAGGCTTTGCCCATAATAAAGATAGGAAGATTTTTTTGTATTTGAATTCGTTTAAGATATCTTGCTAGGTTCTTTGCTTGTTGCTCTCTAGCATGCATTACAGTATCAAAGATATCATAGCCTAGATTTAAGTTTTCTGCTAACCAACGTAATGCAATGTTATCTCTTGGATGACATGGGCCGGCATCACCCATGCCTGCAGTCATGTATTTTGAACTCATAATACGTGTAGTACTCTTGGCTAATGCATCTGTAACTACATCTACATTAATATTACCGTTCTTCATTGCAACATCTTGAATCATATTTACTAGACCAACCTTAGTACTAATAAAAGTATTATAGAAAATTTTAATAGATTCTGCTTCGTCCCATGTACCTACAACATAGCGAGGATCATTTTGCATCAATGGTTGATAAAAATCTATTAGCAGTTTTGCATCACCAGTTTCGCTACCATCTTCAGTGCCAATGATAACCATTTCAGGATTGACCATATCCCACTCTACACTTCCCATTGCAATAAGATAAGGGTTGTAAATGAAACGTGCATTAGTAATACATGGCCTAAGTTCTCTTCTAACTGTTCCTGGGAGTACTGTAGAAATAAGGACAACTAATTGTTCAGGGCCGACCCAGGCATCAATTTGACTTAGTACTTCTTTTACTATTGTATAATCAAAATCTTTATTAGGCAAATGTGTAATGGGTTTTGATCCATCGTAGTCGGGATCATGCGGAGTTTGTACGGCCACAAAAATAATATCCTTTCCAACAACTGCGCCACGAAGATTGTCGGATATTTTAATCACCCCACTGGATTTTGGGTAAATATCATAGCCGGTGACTTCATAATGCGTTGCCATTACTTCTGCACACGGCAACCCCAATTTACCAATTCCTATAAACCCAACTTGCATATATGTTCTCCATTGAAAAATTTATTAATGTAATACATGAACAATTACTTAGACCTTTGCTTATACAATCCTACGGATTTGATCCTTCTTATTCAACAAAGATTGAGGATTTACGTTTCTTATTTTATCCCCCATACTGTAAAGCAAATGCCGGTAGATTAGCAGGAAGATGCACTTGGTGGCATGAGGAACCTTTAAACAACGAAGATCTAACTAAATTACAATATTACGATATAATACTTCCTCCAGATCATCAACTATTAGATTATGCTGCAATAATAGCAAATATTTCTCCAGAATCACCTTCACAACCCCCGTGCTATACTCTAATGCACGAATGCAATTTTCATTTATTTGCAAATTCCGAGATCAGTCTATTGAAGAAAAAATTTCTTCAAGAATATCGAGCAAATGACTGGTATTTTTTCTATCATGGATTTGTTGCGTTAGATTGGTTTCATAACTACAAATATTTGAATTTTTCGCATTACAAGATTAACAAAGTATTTATTTGTTTAAATCATTTGCTCAGTAATAATCGTAGCTACAGACTAAATCTATTGTCTCATATAAAATCTAAAAAAATAGAACAATTTGGTTACGTTTCTGCACCGTTACTATCCAAAGATGTTATAAAAAACGAAATTTTAGATGAAAATTCTCGGTTGAGTATTGTTGCAAAAAAACATATTTTAAATCACTTGGTACATTCTGCAGATCCGATGGTATTAGATTCTATTGACTACAAAAAAGCCAGTGCTGATATATGTCATGATTATATACATTCAGCTATGTGGAATGTAGTAACTGAAACTAATTTTTACGATGATAAATTGCATTTAACAGAAAAAATATTCAAGCCCATAGTGACACGGCGTCCATTTATTTTAGTTTCTGCTCCGGGCAACTTGGCTTATTTGAGAAGTTATGGATTCAAAACATTTAGTGATTATATAGACGAAAGTTACGATGATGAACAAGACCCTGATAAGAGAATTGAAATGATAACCAGAGAGTTAGAAAAACTGTGTCAATTATCGCATACTGAATTAATGGATATGTTTGATAAAATGCAAGACATATTAGAATTCAACCACCAACATTTCTATGGAAAGTTTAAAGAAATAATTGTAAACGAACTAGTGGATAATTTTGAAGGTTGCGCTAAAAAATATAATTTGCATTTGTCGGACTGGCGCCAGGTACCTACACATTTAATTAATTTTGAAAAAGTAAAGAAACTATTATTGTCCTAAGATTTAGAAATAGTATCTAGTATTAATGTTTCCATATCATGTATTCTAGTTCTCGTAGTTTTGCTGTTTAAAACTACAAATAACTTTTTCTGCCCTTTTATGTAGGCGCTCATAACAAGACATCCGCCACTTAATCTAACATAACCAGTCTTGCTAACAATAACGTTGTATTTTGCAACCAATGGATTTGTATTATTAAACTTTAATTTTCTTTTTTTCTTTACCAATTGAATTATACTTTGATTACTAGCATTAACAATTGCCGGATATTTTTCTGCTGCTAATAATAATTTTATTAAATCATTTCCATTACTTACATTTCGATTGTCTAGCCCAGTACTGTCATAGAATTGAGTATTGTTCATTCCGAGAACTCGAGCTTTATGATTCATGTCGGAAATACATGCTTCATATCCGCGGCGATAAATTTTGCATAGCATATTAGCAGCATCATTGTCACTACGTACAATTGCAAGATCAATTAATTGTTGTCTAGTAAGTGTTAATCCTCTAAACTTTTTAAATTTTGTTTGTTCAATTAGAGATTCATTGCTATCTAATATTACCATCACAGTCATTAGTTTAGTTATACTAGCAATCGGTTGAACTGCATCTACATTGTGTTGTTCAATAATAGATCCATTTTCATCAGCAATGGCCCATGCTTTAGCATCAATATTAACTGAATGCACCAGGGCAGGAAATAATAATAGCAAGAACAATAATTTCATTACTATACTTAGTAAGATTAAATTACTTCAAAATCCCAATATCCTTTGTAAAGAGTATTGCATGGATTTTCTTTGTTTGGAAGATCTGGATTCCAGAATATGCGTATTGGCTGACTGCAATCTTCTATAAACAATCGCGGTGGATACTGCCAATTTTGTGTAGATGATTGATTAAGGTAAAGGTAATCTTTTTTAAATCCAATTTTATTAACAAATACTATTGTTGCTGATTCTAGATCTTTAATAGTTAATTTATTTTCTATATTAGATAAACACGTACCAGGAGTTACAGAAATAAAATCTTCAATGATTAAATCTGGTTTAACGCTTATTTCAGATATTACGTTATAAAAATTTGTAGGCAAATTAGAACAGTTGTTAAGAACATTATCAATATCGTGCAATTTATTATCTTTATATATATGCAAATCTACTGACAATTCATCTGGTATTGAAATATAGTCCGAAGCAAAAATTTTGTTAGCTTGCTGCCAAATTTTTAATTGCAATTGATCAAACATTGCTGGGCCAACTTGTTCTGAAATTAGAACCTCAACATTGTTTAATGTGATGTTTTCAAAATTATCATTGATACAAGTTATTTTATCTTTATATCCTAGTTTGGATAATATGTGTTTTCCTATAATACTTGCTTCTTTAGAAATTTCTATTAAGTATCCGTGCTTGGCGCCGGCTTCTAATGCATAAGCAGATAAAATTCCCGTCCCTGACCCAATATCAGCAAATAACTTATTCTGGACTTCATTATGAATGTGTTTTTGAAACCATGCATTTCTAAGGGAATCATTGAGCATGCCCTTATATTGAGTAATTACTCTTTTTGACAAAATCATATGTTATATTACATTAAAAATCTTAGAATGTCTAGCTGTAATCGGTAATTACGTTTGCAACTTCTTCAATATGTAAATTCAATTTTTTTGCAATCTGAACTATCGAAAACCCTTGCCTATGAAGATCTAGTATCAGTCTGATTATGCTTGAGTTTATGGTTGTCAATTATTTTCTCCACGATATCATTTGGATATCGTAATCGTAGGCATATATCTTCAATAGAATAATTGTGATCAAAATGCATACGTATCACTAAATCTATGTTTGCCTTAAAACTATATTTAACGTTGCTCTTGCTCACAATCAACCCATTTTAAATTATTGTAATGTTGATATGGCCAAGTTCCTTTTGGTATCAAACAATTCCCTAGTTCTGGATAATTATCAATTCTAATTTGCACAATTGCCCAGGATAACCATATTAAATATGAGATTGCAATTACGCAAATTGACCAGCAGGTGATACGATATTTTAATATTTTACGTTTCCTAGCATCGACTTTCTTTTTTATCGCGTCTCGTTGCATTTCTGCAGCAATGGCTCCGGCTTGTTCTTTACCTACTACTTTCATCATTGCTTCTACTTCTGTCCATAATGCACCTAATTCAGGAGGGCTTTGATAGACCATAATCTCGCGCAATTCTGCGCCCATTGCGTCTAATTGCTTTTTGAGCAATACTCGTTGTAAAGCACGTTTGCCCAGACTGTCTTCGCCGTGATATACTTCTGTTTTACTTCTGCGTTCTTCTTCTGCGAATACTGCATTGCATTTATAAAGATTGTCAAAATATACGCCTAGCTGTTGGCCAATTTCTGTATAGATATTAGTAGTGTCGCCAGATTGTTTGTTTAAGTCAATGATACGATTGCGTTCAGTGACATATTGATTTTTTTCTGCTATTGTGGGTTGATGGTCTTTGAACTTATTATGGAATTGGTCATCAAGATCCTTGAGTACATCTTTAATGTCCCCAGCGGCTCCTTTGATATCCTTGTAAAGCTTACATCCCTCTTTAACAAGTTTAACAGCTCCATTTGCAAGAGCAAACAGCGTCAATGGATCCAACGTTCGACTCCATTAAATGCTGCTATAATTTTTAAGCAAAAAATAAAGCCTGTCACGGCCTTGGTCCTTTATGTTTATTATAATCGAAGACCAAAAATAATTGACTTATAGATATTTACAACAAAGTCAATAAAAAAGCCCTTTACGGGCTGGTTTAACCTACATTCTATGTGGTGGTGTTACTGGTGTAGGTTGTGGTGGATTCTTGGGTGGTCTATGTGCAAACCAATATAACATTGCTATGCTCCTTAATAAAAATCCTGCTTTTAAAGCAGGATTAACTTCTTGTTGTATGTGCTAGTCTAGTCCATAATAATAACTGTATAAAAATTGCGCCTGGGTCGATCTCATACCATTTAGCCCTAAAAGACCAGTGACTAGATTTTGCATGATGGTTATTGTGCAGCTCTTCTCCAAACAATATTAATGCCCACGGAATAATATTTCTGGAATTATCTTTTGTATCAAAATTTCTATTACCAATGTAATGACTAAACACGACGTGAATTCTCTCGGCCATTAAATGTGGCCATAATACCACAATAGACCAAATTATAAATCCAGCCAGCGGACTAGTTACAGATAAAATAAACAATAATAAAATTACTTTTCCTAAGTACGAATGCTTTAAATAAAATTCTTCTAATCTAGTAATTACTAAGTCCTTGGAGTTTAATTCGATAATACTGTCCAACTTGGGCCCAAGATCTTTTTTTATGTGATAAAAAGCACCGTTGATTAGTATCGGAATTATTCCTTTGAATAAAGGACTATGCGGATCATTATGAGTATCGGCTGTATGATGATGATAACGATGTATTCCTACCCACAACTTTGGTGGAAACGGAGTTAAAATCCAAAGAGCAATTCTAAAAAAATGATTTAAAAAAGGATGCAGTTTTACACTCCTGTGAGTTAAAACTCTATGGAGATATACTGTAACTGCGAAATTGCTTATTGATAATAATGTTAAAAGTATGGTTAAGTTAAGCAACATTTACTTGTATAATATTCGAGTCCCAAGCCCAGTGCCTTGTTTTAAAGGACTTTGATCTGGTATATAGATCTTATCCCCGACTCCTAACATACAGTATTCGTTAGTTTGCAAATCATGTATAAACCAACTAGTTGTTTGAGTTTCAAAATTAGCATATACTAAATTAACAGTTTGTTCATCGGGTGCTCGTGTAGCCATAATCAGCTTTTCACCATATTTTTCCATAGTAGCTTCTACATCTTCGTAGCTACCACACATAAAACGAATCTGTCGTGATCTAGGGTCAGCATTAGCTGCCAGAGCTATTGTGGCCAGTAAGATGGCAGCTAATAAGTTTTTCATATAAGTATATATCACTTATTTGCTAGTGGATTATCTAATGCTTTTTTAATTTTATCATCTAGCTCACGACGTAGTTGTTTAATTTCAGCTTCGTTTTCGCGTTGCATTTGACGTACCGCTTGATCTACTGCTCGCTGCAATTCCTTGTTTTGAGTACTAGTATCTTTTTCTAACTGTCTAGTAATCTTATCTACATCTGCTTTAGTATCGCGTACATCCTTACGTGCGTCCTGCACAGACTTATCAGTTTCACGCTGATTTGCTTTGCTGTCACGCTCTACACCTTCAACAACACCTTCTAGACGACGGATATCGCTCTTAAGATCGTTTTTGATATCTTGTGTATATTGCACAGACTTTTCAGAATTCTGCATAGTAACTTCCATTTTCTTGTTTAGTTCAGACAAGTCTGGCGCTACGTACTCAGCAATCTTTTTCTTCATTCCCATGTAATCTTTATACACTTCAAACGCACCATAAAGTCCGCCTAGTGTAGATGATACAATAGTAGCCGCTACCATTAGTTTAGCAGGAGTAAATTCGTAGCCACCAATACTGATAACAGTATCTTTACTGGCATACTTTTTCATTGCTGCTTCGGCTTCGTCAATTTTAGCATTAACATCTTTAATTTCTTCGCTCATTTTAATTTCCTAAGTTATATTGTGAATCAACCATTTGTTGATGGACACGGTCGCTGCCCCCAAATAATCCTCGACCTGACGGTGAATCAACAGTGCGTTGATTATTATAAATTGAATATGGTTTATACCCTGCGGCATCGGGTAATATAAATCGATTATAATTATCAAATCCCGGCGTATAACCCATTGCTTGAATAACTACATTCTGTACTTCTACTTGTGCTGCCATATCTGCTGCTTTACCCATTTCATTGGCCAAGTCTTTACCTTTTTCTACTGCTTCTTTTTTAGCTGCCTCGCGGCGCTGTTCTGCTATTTGTTCTCTAGTTGTAGTAGGTCTTGTTGGACGAATGCCATCGTCGGGTGCTTTGACAGTTGTAGTAGTTTCTGTTTTTTTAGTTTCTTTTGTAGTAGTTTCTTGATTGACCGCAGTAGTAGTTGGTGCTGGAGCAGTTAATTTAACTGCTGCTGCCGGACTTGCTTCATTTGTAGTAGCAGTGCTCTTGGTTGTTACCACACTATTAACTACTGGATCTGATACTGTTGGTGCTGCTTGTGCCACCGGATCACTAGTTGTTTGTGCCACTACTATAGTAGTTGTTGATTCGGTTACTGTAGTTGTAGTAGAACCAACATTTAAAATATTTTTCTTAGCATAAGCCTCGGCATAGTTAGGACATTGTTTGCTGTACAGTCCATCAAGACTACAATCATAAGCAAATTGATATCCTGGGCAATATGTAGCATATAAAGGACTTGCTGCACAACTAGCTGTTGCAGTTTGATATGCCGGGCAATATGAATGTGACAATGGGTCTGCGTTACACTCTGTTGCTGCATTTGCATAGCCAGGGCAGTACGAACCGTATAATGGGTTTGAACTACATTCTGTTGTTGCAGTTTGATATGCCGGGCAGTATGAATATGTTAATGGATTTGAATTGCATTCAGACAATGCTGTACTGTACCCCGAACATGCTGTACTATATAATGGATTTAAACTACACTGATAAGTTAAATATGCTGCGGCATATCCTGGACACGCAGGATCTGACAGTTGATTTGCATTACATTGTTGAGTAAATATGGCTGCGGCATATCCTGGACAATTAGGACTATATAGCGCACTAATTGAACATTGTTGAGTAAAGTATGCTTGCTCATATCCAGGGCAACTTGGACTAGATAATGGATTTACGGTACAAGGATCTGGTGTATAAACAGCGGTACTATACATATTTGTAATACTAGCGGAACCAGATGTCCATGGATTCATACTAAACGTTCCTAGTGTGCTCATTGGCACTGATGAACTTAATCTATATTCTTTAGAATATGTTCCGCTGGTTCCGTTATTGCCACCATTGTGTGTTTGATTATCTGTGTAAATTGTTGTTCCGGAACTGTTTGTTAGTGATGTATGAACACCGGCGTCAGAATAATTATAACCAGTTAAGCAAAACCCAAATATGTCAAAGAAGGAACAGGTTCTTCCAGCAACATTATAATTGTAGCCATAGTTGAAACCATGTATAGTTGCACCAGCGCCGGCTAATGCTAGTGCAGAATTGATTGCATAGGCCTGGGGGCCTGTAGTGCCGGATAAAAGATTTTCACTAATACTTACGGTATTATAGTTTGCACAGGTTGGATTATATGCAGGATTTGAATAACAAGGATCTACAGTATAACGTAGTCCTATACTAACGTTACGAATTTCTGGTCCAAAATATCCTGCCCAGAAGCCGCCGTCTTTCCCGCTAAATTGTACAGTTAAGTTTCCAAAATCGCTTACCGGTCCAGGATTAGCATAATTTATAATACCACTAAATGTAGTCCAGTCAATTTTAGTACTGTAAATCCAACTGTCAGTTCTACGTATTGTGCTGTTATTGGCGGCATAGGTATTAACTGTTGCAGTTAGTGTGTCGATACCACCTTGTCGATTATCACCATTCATGTTACGAATATCCCATGAATAGCTATAACCTTGAACGGTGATTCCTGCACCAGCATTCTGTAACGCTTGATTTATAGCGAATGTCTGTGCTACTGTTGCTTGTCCATAACTAAAGTGAATAGTGTTAGTGGATGGGTCATAAAGCGGTTGTGGTCCGCCTGGCATGTATCCTGGTGGCAGCGGCCCTGTAGTGGCACCAGTCCAGGTATGTGTAGTACCTGACGTTATTTGGTTAGGTGTCGTTTCTACAGTCTGAGCGCCTACTGAAATAAACAACCCCAACAATAAAATTGTTAGGATTTTTTTCATTAGTCTTTGCTCTTAACTTTTTGTGGTGCTCGACTAGGATTAGCGTCCCAAATTTCTCTTGCTGCTTCACCGATCTTACCATCTACTGGACAAGGTGTGCCGGCGTTCATCATTGCTGTAAATACACGCTCATCTTGACACATTACCGCGACCGCAGCAACTTTCATGCCCATGTCAAATAGTGTTTTTGATAATTTTAAACGTTCGCAGTTCTTATCTACAAATGTGCTACCAATGGAAACACCTAATATTTGTGTTTGTACTGCGCCGCTTGCTGCTACAGCACAAAGATCATTGTTTAGAGTGGTAATAGCAGGTGCCACGGCTGTTGGCGGTGGCGATTTAACTGTAGTGGTGGTTGTAGATTCTGTGGTACTACGAGATGTAGAATCTGTGATAATAGGATCAACTGCATAAGCAGTAGATGCTACTAAACTAAGGGTTACTAATAACTTTTTCATTTTTGCTCCTGGACTTTATAGCCTCTTTTTGTGGGAGCCTAAAATTGAAAATATATTTTTGAATAGGCAAAAGCTCCTTTATCTTATTTAAGGAACTTTTGAAAAAAATTAACGGCTAATTATTTTGTTCTAGAGCAAATCTTGAGCAAACAATATCATAAAACTCATCTAGATTACCACCAAATTTACCTTTAAGATATTCGGCTAGATCATTGCATAGTTTTTCGTTTTTATCTTTATTAGCCTGTACAAATTCATTGTGTAACTTTTTCCAGTGATTTAACATCGTAATTTCCGTTAGCGGAATTTCCTCTGTTGGAACTACACAAAATGTTTCTAGTATTTTATCTTCAACAATATGCGGTTCTAGTTCCAGTACCACATACTTTTCAGATAATTCCTCAGCTATTTGTCTTGAAAATATAATATCCATTATTTGTTTGCGCTTTCGTAGGTACGTTTCTTAATTCCTGCATCTGCATATATTTGCTGTACTGCACGAGCTTGATAATAGCAGTCTATTAATGCATTGTGAGCACCGTGCCTATCTTTCTTTCTAGGATCACCATGAACTCCAAAAAGAGTACGGCTATCTCTAATTTGCCAGAACTGCCATGGAGTAGGACGTCCTACTTGTCTATACAAGTCCTCTAATATAACAATGTCAAAAGCAGGTCCTTGACACCAAATATTATCGACACCAACTAAGAAGCGATTAAGATCATCGAGCATTGTGTTGAGGCTAACTCTACCTTCGGTGCCCATTGCTTCTTCACGCACTTCTTCTGTTTGAGTCCCCCACCATGCCACAGTCTCATCTTGTACGTGACGGTCCATAGCTAACTGTTCATCTACATCAGGTTTAAGATATAAACCGTTTTCTGTATTAACATCAACGTCCCACGGACTGAACTTTACAGCGCCAAGTGTAAGGATAACTGACCACGGACGAGTGCTTAGTGTTTCAAGATCTAGCATGGCATCCATCATTGACCCCTTAGTGCTTTATCGGCTTCACTTGCTGCTACACGCTTACGCAGGCTACTAGAACTAAACGAATGATCTCTTCCATTGAATACTATTTGAATGCCGCGATTATAACATTCCACATCACCAGTGAATGGTTTATCTGCATATTCTACACCTAGTATTCTAACATCCAAAGGAAGAATTAAAAGTAAGTCTATAAGATCTTGCTCGGTCTGGTATACAACCACCTCATCAACATAACGGCACGCCGCGAGTTGTATTTGCCTTTCAACGATTGACTGTACAGGTTTATTTTTAGTGTCTGGGCGGTCAATCGTGGGATCAGTTTGTAGCCCGGCAATAAGATAGTCGCAATGATTCTTAGCCTCGGCCAGCATAGCAACATGTCCCGCATGGAGCATGTCGAAGGTTGAAAAAGTAATCCCAATCTTAAGTCCTTTGTCCTTAAGTTCTCGAATATGATTGAATATCATTATTTTACAGGTTCTAATTTAATGCTTAAAGGAAAACCATTTGTTCTTGCTAATAGTGTAGCTTCAACACCTTTTTGTTCAGCAATTTCATATGGTAAAGTTTTTACAATACTGCTACCATCTTCGTGAATTTTCTTTGTTAGTTCAACCGCAGTATTTTCATCATGATGAAAAATTACTTTTAAACTTTCAATAACGAATTCCATTGTGGTTACGTTATCATTCATGTAGATTACATTAAACAAACTTGGTGGTTCGATAGTATGTTTAACAGCAACTTTGGGTTTGTTGATAGTTTCAGTTTTGCTCATGTTATTGTCTAATTAAGTGGAGGGAAAGAACCCCTCCACTGTCGCTACATTATATTACTTAGCGAAGGTAATTGCAATCTTCTTGGGCTTTTGTTCTTCAGGAACAATATGCTCAAGGCTAATTGCAAGGATGCCATTGATAACAGTGGCGCCTTTTACTTCAACGTTTTCATTTAATGTAAATGAGCGATTAAAAGTTCGGGCACTAATACCGCGATGGATATATTCCTGCTCGTCTTTTACTTTACGCTCGCCCTTGATGTATAAGACATTGTCCTTGCGTTCAATGTCTAATTCATCTTCCCCAAAGCCTGCAACGGCAACTTGAATAGCCCAGTTGTTTTCATCAACTTTGATAATGTTATAGGGAGGATAGTTTTCTGCTTTTGCGCTATTGGCCCATGTGCGGCCTAGCTCATCGAATAGTCGATCAAAGCCGATCGCGTGACGATGAATTTGTGCAGATAGTTGTGGAAGGTCAAGGGTGTTGATACTGAATTGTGTCATAATTTTCTCCTTTCAAATAAGCAAGTATGACTATGTAGCCCTATCGGCGCTACATATATATTTATACACGATTTCTCGTGTTTTTGCAACTATTTTGGATTCTTAAATTCAAATCTGTGTGATGCATAAGAATGTGGTTCCCAAGTTAATGCAAATTGTGTATATTCTTTATCGTTATTAAGGCACAACCGAAATGTATATTTGTGTATTTTGGTTCGATATTTAATATCGTATTTTTCAGCCCAAGCTTCAATATCTTTTTTAATTAACTGAAGAGCATGCTGTGCAGACATTCCGCCTGCACCCATTGGCAAGCGAAATTCAATATACATTAGAATAGTTTTTTAGGTAGCTGTTCAGCTGATAGCTTTTTCTGCCAGCGACGCTTGGCTGCAGATTTTGCTTTCTTGCGAGCAGTTGTAGGTTTTTCGTAAAATTCGCGCTCGCGCAATTCCTGCAAAAGTCCGCTATCGCTTACTTTCTTTTTAAATTTACGCAAAGCTTTTTCTACGTTATCATTTACTACTAGGACTTTATTTCCGGTTACTTTATTAAATTTATCGAACATGATTTATTTATTTTGTTGATGGTATCTAAGTGCAAAATATTGATATACATTTTCTACTTTGATAGCGTTTGTTAAAAAGTTCTCCGGACCAAAGTAGTATGTTTTTTCTAATGTACATAACTGATCTATCACTGGATCTCGTTGTGCAACATTTACAACTACAGCATCGCTTAATTCTACAGCACGATTAAGCCAATCTGTATCGTTCATCTCGGAGCGATACAAATAAATGTTAAACTGATCGTCACTTCCTTTACACATTCGAGCTAATAGCTCAACTTCATCGACAGTAGCATTAACTACTGTAACTGTGTGAAATGGATCCTCAACAAAGTCTGGAGGAGTAATAAAATTACTATACATTTTTATTCTTTAAAATTTCTTCGATTTGTTGTTCAACTTGTGCTTGCTCGGCATCGCTTAGATCCTCAATTTCGTATTCTCCAGCTTCAAGCTTTTGGATTAGATGCTGTATATATGCTTGATTGTAAGTATAGCTGTCTGTGGTATTTTTATCCACTTCGATCCACTTTGCGCCATTCCATTTAAACAAACGATCTGGCAAGTAATCAGTTCTAATAAACATATCGCCCTTCATAGGATTATCTGGGAACTTTTCCCCAAATCCACATTGACTAGCATTGTCTAATGTTTCATTGTCGGCTTGTATTGCCATGCTAGGGTATAGTTTATTAAACGCATCTAAATTATAAACTTTGCCTTTATAACGCACAGCGTAATCAGCGCCGCGGCGAACTGGTGTATTAAATTCATCTACAGGAGGTGGTTGCGGTACCTCTTCCTCTGCTGACTTTGCTTCCATATCAACAGCCGCAACATTAGGGTTTTCTTCCTCTGCGTGTTGATGTTCATCAATCACTCGTTGTGCCCAGGTTTCTTCTCCTTCTAACACAGGAATATCTAGGTCAGGTTGTTCAGGCTCAATCTCAGCAATCTTTTCATTAGCTTCGTCAGCTAATCTTGCTTGCTCATCGGCATCTAAGCCTCGTGCAATTAGTCGCGAACGTTGAAAAAACTCTTCCGATTCTGGGTCGTTGTTATTCTTCCAACCATCGACAACATCACAATCATGATTTGGACAATAAGGACCTATTCCGGGTGCGTTAGTTAGTGCAGTTCCACACTTAGGACAATTTAGGTTCTCTTCAAATAAATGGCTAGTAGCTACCGTTTCTCCTGTTGGTAGTTCCTCTGCAGAGGTTTCTTTTACAGCCGCTAGTTGCTCATCAGTTAATGGTCCATTGTCAGCTTCATATTGAGGTGGCGACTCTGCCGTTGCTCCATCAGTCGCGGCAACTACCGGAGCAGTTTTTTCTTCCTCATCATGAACCCAACCACCCGTTCCCGACCTAGCCCATTCAAACTGTTTGTTAGCAGCAAGAATTAGGGTTAGGGCAAGCGGATCAAAAACAACAACAATAAGAATAATAACCCAGCGTACAGCACGCTCAAGAATATTTTGGTCAGGATTGTCCCCGTATATAAGAGCAGCAATATATTTGATAGGTCCAACTTCGGCCTCGATCTTTCTAGCTTCTGCAGCAAGCGGTGCTCGCTCGGCTTGTAATTGTTGAATAGTTTTTTGACTCTTTGCGATTTCTGCGTTTAGCCCAGCTCGTTCTTTGGCTTGATTCTTACGGATGCTTACGGCTCGCTCAGCGCCACGCTCAGTATCACTGCGTCCAAGCATCTGATCTACTTGTGCATTCATTTGCTCAAGTGCCTTTTTTGCTTGTGCTATATTTTCTCGTTCGGTGGCGATCTTCTCATCATAGATAGCAACTCGACTTGTTGCATCCCCGGTTACCAAACTTTGGTCTGAGTGTGCTTTGGATAAGAAACCAAAGATACCCATGCTAGTTAATAGCATTAGGAATACAATGGCCGGAATAAGATATGTTTTAAACGCCCAGCCGGCTCTGCGCCAATTGTTATGTAACCAAACAGTGGCAACAATTTTACCAGCTTCCAGTGCGCCGCCCATTATAATAACAGGGACGACTGCGGCACTGAAAATAGCAGTAAGGCCAGCAACCGAATACCAAGCGGCAATGGCCGAAATAGTGACGGCAATTGCCATCATTAATGAACCGAATATCATAGTCAGTATTTATAGAATTGTATGGTCAGTATATTATACTATGAGAAGTCTGTCAACTGTTTTGGTTAATCTTCAGACCAAACCAAGGCCGCAGTGGCCTGTGTAATAGAGTTAGTGCTTCTCACAGCTATACTGACCCAACTGCCCGGAGGAATGGTTATGCGATAGGCACTTAAATCGATATTGATGGTTCCGTTGATAGCAAGTAGCCCAGTGTAAATTGGTGTATCAACTGCGGTGTTAAATGTACCAGTATTGGTTGCATGAACTTCATTACACGAAGGAATATTAAAGTATGTATAATTGGTGCTAAAGGAGGTTGGTTCAAAAAACAAATAGACTGCTGCAGGATCTGTACTTTGTACCGACACACTCAAACTTTTAAGTATAGCTTCTTTAGCATTGATAACATAATTGCCATTATTGGCACCTGCTAGTCCATTGGTAACCACACTATTTTTAATTGTCATCATGTGGTGTGTGACATTTTGTGTTAATCCGCTTTTTGATGTAAACCACGAACGAGTTAATTCGTTTAGGTGAATAGTACCTTCTACTGCGCCGTACATGCTGGCGCCTTTAACAGTTATGTTAGATGTATTAGTAGTGTTTGTGGCGGTATAAGCAATCTTAAAACTGGGGTTGTCTATATGCGGTTTCAAATACTGATTGACATAATGTTCTCTATGAACATATACCATTGTACCCGATGCTTGATCTTCAACGGCATAACTGATTACCCCTGCACCTAGCCAGCGCATGGCAATTTGATAAACATTTAGTTTAGTAGGATCTATAGTCATACCGCTGGGGTTTGTGGTAATGGTATTGCTACCATCCATTTTGTCAATGTTCCAATCAGATTGGTAAGTCCAATTGTCTGTTTGTGCTACCCCTGCTTGTACAACAGTAAATGTCGCAGTGGCATTACCAGTGCTGGTAAAACTAAATGTTCCGTTCATTGGGCCCAGGCTGGGCGCTAGCCATAACATAGCACCGTCGGTTTGCTGGAATAACCAACCGCCATATCCACCTACACGATTGGTTATTGCTACCACTGCTTGATCGGTAGTACCTGCAGTTAGTGCAACAGTATAAGCAACTCCATTTAGTGTAATAGTGGCAGTTTGGCTGGCGTTGGGTGCTGTACCCACGGTCATTAATAAGATTGTGGCTTTGCCGCCGGTTGATCTCACAATACCAAACTTGTCACCGTCATAACCAAAGCTTACACGATTTTCTTGATTAGCTAGTCCAGCAAATTGTCTGCTACCGGCTACGCCCTGTGTAAACATTGCAGTAAATCTTGACACGATGCCTTGCCCAGGGCGATAACGTAGGAATCTTTTACTACGCAGCACACCATAACCACCTTGTGTAGTACCCGATGACGCTTGAAACATGCCATTGACTGACCCGGCCACTGATCCTGTACCATTTGTATAAGTTTGTATAACGTCAGTTGTAGTGCCGTAAATACCATCCAATTGAATAACTGCTGTTGGACTGATTGCTAGCGGTTCGCCAAACGCTGATACTTGTCCGGCGATAGTTGGACCTGATAGTTTAGCAGCGACCCGAATCTGCGGCTTACCAGCAAGATCGTACTCCATGGCGCGATGGAGATCAAGTAAGTTAGTTTCCTGTGGATGCTCGTAGTTAGTAGTGTTTAAACGACGGTCGCCGCGGCCTTGTGGTGGTGGTGTGTATGACATTGATTATGCCCAAGGTCTTTTTTGTTGTAATCCGCCTGTGTTGGGATTATCTACTAGAGCGCCAGTATTACTAGAAGCATTGTATCTAGTTGGTAGTTGTGTGGCATCAGCGGTAGTGTCTGCATATCTACCAGGTTGAATTGAATTACGATTAGCGCGGTCTGTGCCTGCTAATGCTAGTTTAGCATCTTGACGATCTCTTTTTAATGCTAACTGTGCGATTCCATTTGCTGACATAATTATTTCCTTGCTTGCCAATCTGGGAACATACTAATACTATCTGCTCTGATATCTGCTGGGTTTTTACTGTAGTGTACATCGTCGCCCGCCGGAAATGCTGCGCCCACAGGTGCTATAATTGTGTTAGGCTCGTTAGCAAACTCGGGTTCTTCTACATTTAGAATACCAGCTAGACGCTGCATGTCCATAATTTGCTCTTGGGGTTCAACTTCTACTGCAATAGCCATAACAGGCTCTGCTGCTGGCTCTTCTGCATGGTCTATAATATCTAATACGCTGCGTATAATATCGGTGATCTTCATAAGAGTATTTAGTCAAAAAGAAGCCCGCTGTTGCGGGCCAAATACTTCTTAAGGAGCGTACTAACTACTGCACTATATAATTTTCTAGTTCAAAGTAACTGTTACCCCGGGCAATACTAGCTTCAATGCTTTCTTCCCAATCAGTTTCTGCTGTTGCTTCAAAACGACGATTCGCAGCATCTTCAATTAAATCAATTAATGTAAGCAAGCCTTGTGCATACTGTTCGTCCTCTTCAGTTTCTACAGAAGCGGCAAGCTCGCCTACATGCTCGCGCATGAAATCAATGACTGCTTCCATTTGTAGCAAATCTAGGTCGCCAATTGATAGTTTATCGTTGAGAATATCATCTACAAGTTTTTCAGTTGCGTTCATTTTGACTTTATGTAATTAATAACTTCGTTAGCTTCAGGAAAACCCGCATACTCTTTTGCTAGTACTACATCTTCAATCATTTCCATTTGCATGGTATGCAATTCTTCAAGTGTCTTATTAATGATTTGACGCTTGCGGTTTAGACCGCTGTATGCATACCGAACTTCTTTTTGTGCTCGATTAAACACATTACTAAAATCTTTTGGTTCCATTGCAGTCTCCTTAGTCTGGTGTTATACCGGGATCAATGTCTCGCCCTTCAAAATGAGCTTGACTTACGCAAACACGGTTTTTCTTAAATTGATTAATGCCCGATAACTTAACAGCCATGCAAGATTGTTTAGTTGCAAACGGCCCTAGCTCAATTTTATCTACAAATTTACCACTGGTAGTGTGCAACATAATAATTAAGATCCAGCCACCGGTCATTTAAACCTCCTGGTTACGATGTTTAGGATTACGTTTGAACTGCCGTTTGTTTTCAACCGTACGGGCACGGAACGGACTATCGCGTTCAAACAGCACACGATGTGCTCTGGTCTTTTGTTGGTACGGTATTTTTACAAGTTTTTTCATGATTACATATTTACTGCTTGTTGATTAATAACAAATCGATACATAGCTTCGCATTCGCGGGTAAAATCCCCACCTACATCCATGCTAACATATTCTCGAGTTTGCATGCCTTGCTCGCTGTAGTCCAGATCGTCTAGTGCCCGATCACTGAAACCCAAGGTCGCCATGCATGCCTTAAACGACTTCATCCATCCTTTGTCTGTATAAATCAAACCCTCAGTAGGAACATCCCAGTCTGCGGAATCAAAGTAAGCACGAAGTTCGCCAAAGCCATCTTCTTCGTCTAGGTAAGCCAGACGAATGCGATTAATAGTTACAAACTTCTCAGCACCACTCCAGTAACCGGTGCCGTTAGTCTGGGTACGGAAATTAACAGTTTGATCAAACATTTATTGACTTTTCCTTTAAAAGGATAAACATATATTCTTTTGGATTTATCGGGTTACCATAACTATCGTGCGCTACCTTGACGTAACAATTAGAACAGTAGTAGCCCGAAATTCCATGATAGTCGCTTAACCACCATCCAGTATTGCGTTCAGTGACTATGCCACAGCATGTACAGGGTAGTTTTGCCTTAGACAACTTCACGCTGATTCTAGTTCAAGAATTTGTACCATAATCTTACGACGCTGCTCGTCAATTCTAGCATTAGTATCTTCGTCGAAGCAACCTGCTTGCTCATCAAGCATAACCAGTTCTTCGTAAAGGCAATCAATAACGGTCTTATCCATTATTCACCTCCAAACATTTTACGACTAAGAGCATCAAGGAATTCTACCAACAGTACCTCACGCTCGGCTTCGGTAAGTTCAGGATGCGCTTCTCTCGCCGCAGCCCTTAACTCTTCGTAAATGACCCGACCAACATTGCGGGCTGGAATAACGGTTGTCATTATTTGCTCTCCCGATCCATAATATAAGTGAAAAGAACAAACTTGGCACGGTTGAGCAATTGGCGCTGATCTTCAATGACATTGAAGTCAGGCTGTTCATAAGCCATCATTTCTTGTGCATCCGACATCATGCCAGCAACAACCATGGCAGGACCAGAAAACTTAAAAGTGATGCTGGATTCGACTGCTTCACGCATTTGGGCTTCAGTGCAACCGTACATACGAACTTCACGCTTTTCTTGCTCGGTAAGACGATCGAAAATTGCTGTAGTCATTTGTTACGCTCCTTATTAATTACTATACCAATATTATAGCAAAATGGGGAATTATGGACAACCAAAAAAAGTGTTGCTTTTTAGCTATGATGATCGCCATCTTTGTGAGCGAAATAACCCCAAATAAAAAGTATTACAAAAATAGCAACAATCCAGTACATAGTATTACCTCTTAAGTTAGCAATTTAACAACTAAACCCACAGTATAGATTAGTAGTAAAGTTGCATTAATTGTAATTAAACTCCACTCGCGCCATTTAATTGCAACAATGAGCCAAAGCAAAGCGCCTAAATTGAGCAGGGCAGGACCTGCAGGGTAAATGTTAATACTTGTGCAAATGGCTCCAACAATAGTTACTAAAGTTGCAAGCCATTTAAGATAAAATGTTGTGTCCTTTTTCATGCTCTTAGTATAGCAAAAAGGATCTTTTTGGGCAACCGCTTAATGCAGGGTTATGTCTTCGTTAAATTGTTGTAAATCAATGACGCCTAATATTTTCATTATTTTGGCAATGTTCTTAGGTGGTTTGTCAGGAACGAATTCGGGAATAAACGCAAACTTTAAATTACCATCTGCGTCAAAGACGAATCCATAGTCTTCTTCCCCGATTTCGTCTTCTATGCTATACGCTAGTTCTTCGATTTCTATCTCGGCTCGTTTGGTCATCGTAGCCTCCTGTTCTACAAGTATTTATGGATTACTTAAACAGTATAAGAGCCATAAGAGTAGCTTGAATTACGAATCCTAATCCGATCGTTACAATGTTTAACAGATCCTTGAGTATAACTGCTCGACCAAAAAGCAACACCAAACCCAACCACATAAACAATACAACATCTACACTAGGAGTAGTATCTGTAAGTCCGGTTAGCAGGGCAAGCAAAGTAGGAATGGTAGCAGCATGTAATGCAATAGCTGCTAGCCAGCCCATAGTCTCTGCAGAGATTTTACTAAAGTGGGTAGAAAAGAATTCTACCACACTTTGTTTTACGCGATCAAAATCAATCTTATTTGAAATTTCCATTTTTACACTTTTCGATTTGGTTGTTGAAGTTAAAATTGGCATCGTATATCCTGCTTAACTACCATAAAAAATATGGCGTCCAATCTTGGTAATAGGTTTTTTGCCCCATCCTGGTTGAACGTAGTCGGCATGATAATACATTGCATTTTTGAGACTAGGAAGTCTGAAACCTTCTAGCAATACTTTTTTAGCAACTTCGGCACTTTCGTTGTAAAGCGGTTGATAAACTGGCTTCACTCTATGAGTACCGTCACAGTACCAAGAAAACTGACAAACTACTTTTGAGTAGATAACATTTTTCTGATACACTACAGCACAAATGTCATTTGGAAATTGACCACTGGCTGCACGATTGATTGTAACTTGAGCCACAGCAACTTTTCCTTCAAATGGTTCGCTGGCAGCTTCCCAATAAATGTTCTGCGTAAGGCAACGTAATTGGCGAGATCTCTCTGCACCACTTACTGGTTGTACGGCAGTCATATGAGCCTGTTCGGCCTTGAGTGACTCAAATTTGTTTTTGGTGACCTCTACCAAGGTGTATGTGGCCAACCACATACCAAAAACGATCGATACAAATTTTGCAATGTTCGGCAAATATTGTCTCATCTTTTTTCCTCCTTCTTTAAGGTTGTAGTTTTATATAACTTCATAATTTTCGAGAAAACAACTGCTATAACCCCATAATAATGGTACATTATAGCATTTTTTATGGTTTTTTACAAGTAATCTGGGTAGTTTATGGTTGGGTCATCCGGCAATGACATCCGGGCTTCCACCTGCTACAGCGTCACCACAATCGATGGCATCACCAATCCTTGCCACTGCCAAACCATTGACAAAGAAGGTCGAGCTACCTCCAGATTGAGAACCACCGTGGGTTTCTGGGATACTAGGACAAGTGTGCGGCGGCCATGCATCCGACACACGAACGACACCTTCGCCGTTTATAAACACATCGGAACTGCCATTTGGAGTGTTTGGTCTTGGCTCCCAACATCCATGGCCGCTGCTTGGATCTACATTAGTTCTAGTAACCGGTGGCATTAGTATTTTCCTTGAGCAACATATTGGACCAAATAATTTTGTCCGGGTGTATAACTAGTATTATTTATAGTTTGGGTAACAGTATAAGGAGTGCCATTTACTGTAACTGTATATGTTGCAGTTACCGTCCCGCCATTAGCAGCCAAATATTCTGATATGAAATTATAATCGGCTGTTATATCTTTAAACCTACTTGCAGTCTGAACGGCTTTATTTGAATCTTCGTAAGTTATTGACTTATCAAAATTATCATTATACCTACCGGTAACTGTAATTATAGTGTTGCCGTTTGCACCCGATGGACTTCCAACTGTGATTACTACGTTTCCTAATGCTGAGCATGTAGCGGTTACTGAGGTAATTGCAGGATCACCTATATTTGTATTAGCTGTTATTGTAAGATTAAGATCAACATCTTCCTCAACAGCACTAAATGATCCCGGAGTTACAAACATTAGGTAATAATACTTCCTCTAGTCACAGGCTCAATACCAGTAGTGGTTTTAATGTAATGTTTTTGCATAGCATCGATACTAGGAGCATGCATAATAACATGCTCTTTCTGTAACACCACACTAGCATCTGCGTCGGCTGTAAATAAACTTTGAATAAGACCCATACCTTGCGGACTAGGCATTACTGTACATGGCTTAGCAACTTCAAATCCATTGGGACCGGAATCGATGATTCTTGCAATTATTTCGTCTCCGGTTACTAATTTGAAACTAATAATATCGCCTTCTTGATAACCTTTTGATACTAACATTATTGTTTTACCTTTTCGAAAAATTCATTTGATTGTTTTGTTAAACCATCAAATCCTCCAGGAATCAATTCATATCCGTGAAAAATTTGTGGCACACTTCTAAGGCCTTTATCTACTAACATCTGCCTCGATTCTGGATCGTTCTCGATGTTAATTTCGTTAAAAGGAACCCCTTTACCTTCAAGTAGTTGTTTGGCCCTTACGCAAAAAGGGCAATTGTTTTTAGAATAAATTGTAAGCATAGTATTTTATTATAGTTGGTAATTTATATTTAATCAAGTTTGTGTTGCTCGGGTATTTTGTCTAATATCATTTGATGCACTTGGTTTCTTATGTTTTTTCTATATTGGTACAAATGATTGTAATTGTGTATTCGTGCTTGTTCTGTTTCTTTCATAACTGTCACTGGATCTAATTGGCTTAGTTTTTCAACTTGATCAAAGGCTAACTTTAATCGCAGACTAATATCCGAACAATCGTCATACGATTCATCAATGACATTGTCAAAAGTTTTAAATCCTAGCTCGCGTAAAAATTTTAAAGTATGTCTAGGACCAAACAGTACAAATAATCGTTGTCCTAGCAATAATTTAGCAGTTTTTTCTGTTATAAAAAATGGCCCAGGATCTCCGTATTTTTGTGGATCTGTGTGCGTGAATAATGTTTCACAACAAATACTATAATATGTTCGGTTGTAAATTTCCCAAGGAGTAATTTCGCTTATATCTCTACGAATTGTAGTAGATACTTCCCACGAATTGTCTAAATTAGGAGATACATACGGCCATACTAAATTATTTTTTATAAGCTCACACGTATCGTTATTCAATGTCCATTCGGGTTCAATTTGATCAAACCCAAATTCTTTTCTATATGTAACGATTGATTTGTTTAACAAATCTTGATTTAAATTAAACCTTGACATCACATACGATCTATGTGGTCTTCCTGCTCCTAATAATGCTTCAAATAAAAAAGGCCTTTTTTCTTCGTGTGTTCCGCGATATTCATTTAATCTTAAATGCTGAAATATCCACCACGGACGATAAACAAAATCAGGACTGTCAAGCTTATCGTGAATTCCACCAACAGCGACAAGATAGTTTTGTATGCCAGATTTATTAATACATTTTTCTAGTATAATTTTTGAATCAAAATATTCAATGTCAGACAAAATAACTAAATCAAATTTTGACCAGTCAATTGAGCATAATGTTTCGTTGTACGAATATACTCCTTGTTGATTAAACATTGCCGGAATGGCAGCAATTTTATACGGCTGACTTAAACATTCTTCTATATTGTTAGTTGTTTGAAAAGCAGGGTAATTGTCACCTTGCCAGTCTGACATTGAATCGACCGTTGAATACGGTGGCAAGAGAGTAAAGATTTTGTACTTAAATTGTTTCATATACGACTAGCAATATCGCGGCGTATTTCTTCAAAATTAATTACAGTATTTGTATGGAATTCGAATAAAATACTATCGTCTAATCTTGGGCAAGCATCAACATAGCAATTGTAATCAACAGAATTAAGTTTTTCTTTGATTTCATTGAGATGTCGTATTTCGCATCTACGCTGAATAGTTCTATCAATTGCTCTTTTTGTTAATGCATAGTTTCCTAGCAACTCGTACTCGCTAAACCATATTAGATTAGTTTCTGTTTCTCTATGGCAACTGTCAATTATTGCATCAAGAAAATGCTTACTATGTCTGTTCTCTAAATCCTGTCGCATAGTTACCCAATCTTCTTTAAGAAAAGGCAAGAATTCAGAAATAAAACAATCAGTTGTTTGTCTTGGTATGCCTAGACTATCCTCAATAACCGAGTAATAACCTGGACTGTGTGTGGTATCGGGCAACACAAAATAGTTAGGTGTTGTTCCATTAAAACACTTATACGGCTGTATAGCAAATGTATCAGGATCTTGTATTAAGATAGATTCATCATTGAAATAGTCTAAGCAAGCAATTTTCAATGCTTGCTGTCTTAACCATGTTCCACGGTAGTCACCAGGTTGATCCCAGTTTAATATTTCCGGATAAGCATCAATTAATTCTTGATCATTAACATAGATAAACTTACTTGGGTCAGCTACATATTTCCTAAGAGTTTCATTGTAGTGCTTTTCAGCAATATTGCTTACAATATAAGTTTTATCAATGCCTTCTAGGAAATGATCAAATTGAAAGGACATGATAGCATGTCCCATTCTGTAACCGCCAACAAATACGGCCCTTGCAGTCAAAGGCTGAATCCCTTGAACGTGTTAGAATCCACGTCTTGTTTGGTACCACCAATTACATAACTACTAATCTCTGTTTCTTGTGGAGCCACTTGTACTTCTGCGCCAGCAATCCATTTAGCAGTCCAAGGCAACGGATTACTACCCGGTTTCATTCCACAATTTAAACCAACCGCGGTCATGCGCTTACAAGTTAGCCAATCAACATACTGACTTAATAATTGTTCGTTCAGGCCGATCATCGAACCATCTTTAAACAAATATTTTGCCCAAGCCTTTTCCTGAGCGGCCGCCGATAAAAACATTTGCTCACATTCTACACGAGTAGCTTCTTTAATAGAAGCGTAGTCAGGATCGTCTTGAGGCAGAAGTTTTAATAATGTTTGGGTACTACCTAAATGAACGTTTTCATCTCGAGCAATCAATTTAATAATTTTAGCATTGCCTTCCATCTTCTTTAATTCTGCAAATGCCCAAGAACAAGCAAAACTCACATAAAAACGAATACCTTCGAGAGCATTAACATTATTCAAACAAAGCCATAATTTTTTCTTTAACTCATAACGATCAACGGTAATTTTTTTGCCATTAACCGTATGTGTTCCATACCCTAGTAGATTATAATACTGTACTGTTTCAATAAGATCGTCGTAGTATTTGCTAATATCTTTAGCGCAATCTACAATTTCTTTTATATCAGTAAGTTCATCAAATATAATACTAGGGTCGCTATAAACATTACGGATAATGTGAGTATAGCTACGGCTGTGAATAGTCTCATTAAAGGACCAGGTTTGAATCCAAGTTTCGAGCTCAGGAATAGTAGCGATGGAAAGAAAAGCAAGATTGGGACTACGACCTTGAACACTATCCAAAAGGATTTGTCGCTTAAGATTACTTGTGAAAATATGCTGTTCATGTTCTGTTAGTTCCTTGAAGTCTTTTGCATCTCGAAGTACATCTACTTCTTCTGGGCGCCAAAAGAAGCCTAATTGTTTATCTGTTAATTTATCAAATTGTCTATATTTTAATACATCATATCTCTGAATAGGTTGTGTGCCTGATTCATCTAAGAATGCTAATGCTTCGGTATGTTTATTTTTATTGTTAATGTTAAAGACGCTCACTTTATTCTCCAGTTGCATAAGTTTTTTCAAAGATATCTTTTTTTACTACACCGTAATCGTTAGGACCATGCCTGACAATATAGTCATTGCCTGCTGTATAGTTTAACACTTCTCCCCAGCTTGTTGCAACCGATCCGTTGTGATCTGCCAACTTGGCTAATTTTATTATTTTTTTAGGATAACAAATACCGTCACCAGCGTCATCTTTTAACTCTCGAAATTTTTCTGGGGGTATAGGATATTGTTCGCCCTTGGGACCTGTAAGGATATAATAACCTCGTTTATAATTAACAGGCCCCTCAAGAGTTTGTATAACGCCATCTTCTTGAGCAATTTCATACCGTTCAGGATTTGGTTTTTTGTATGTTTGAAAAGAACCTTTTTGAAACCATTCATCTGTGATTCCTGCGTCTTCAAACAAGCTAATATATTTTCTTAATGTCATTGTTTGTCTCGTATAAAAGGTTTAGCATGTATCTGCCATTCTGGATCAAACGGCACACCTGGTTCTAAACCTATTGCTGTCCTACGTAAATCTATCAAAAATACTAATCGATATTCATTGGTGTAGTTATGGGCACTGTGTATTAATTGATTATTAAATCCCCAAATATCGCTCCAATCGATTATTTCACCAAGGCATTCAAAAAATATATCACCTTCAGGAACAATTAGTGGAATATGAATTCTTAAAAATTCCCCATCGCGATTTTCGGGTCCGGTATGCCTATGAATAACACTATTTGGATCAATTACACTATATGCCGCTATTGCTACATCATTCCCAAATTCTTGTACTAACCCACATGCAGTTGGATATTTTTCAACAAACAAAGGATCCGACGGTAATATATCGTAGCCTACATTTTTATGTTGATACTTGAAAGCTAACGATCTCCATGCTCTCAAATCTTTTTCGGCATTACTACGAACTATTTCTCCTATATCGGATCCAGCAAGTTCGTGGCGATTCTCAAATACGCCCGGCAGTTGTTTTGCTTTTACTGCTTCTTCTAGTGATCGGTGCCCTTTTAAAAAATCTCTAATTAACTTATTTCTAAAAGTCATTAGATAATCTGATACAGGTGCAAACTCATGACGTCTCCAGAATCGTTGAGGCGCACCGGGTGTTTTGTAATCATATAGCTCCTGACTTTGCATATCAGGAGCAGTAATAGGCGAAACATCCCAAAAGTTCTTATTTGTCATTGATATCTCTTAGATTACACAACTATCGCAGTCTTCTTGACTTTGATAATCTTGTTCTGTTTCAACTGGTTTTGACTCGACTAACTTATCTACATTAATTTCGCCTTGGCCATCAAAAGTATTAAAGTAATATAATTGCTTTAATCCATATTTGTAGCACATTAACAGATGCTGTAGCATTTCCGACATAGGAATCTTTTCATCATCATAATACTGTGGGTTATAGCTCGTATTAACACTGATACCTTGGTCAATATATTTTTGTAGTACTGCACAAAGTTTTAGATAACCCTCAGGGCTAACTTGATCCCAAAGTAGTTCGTATTTGTTCTTTAAACGTCGATATTCAGGAACAACTTGACGCAATGCGCCGTGTTTGCTTTGCTTAACTGACACATATGAGCGTGGTGGCTCAATTCCGTTGGTAGCGTTGCTGATCTGTGCAGAAGTTTCCGCTGGCATTAGTGCCATTAGTGTAGCGTTACGCTGACCTGTACGTTGAATTTGTTCGCGTAGTGATTGCCAAGGCATACGCTCTTGGTAGGGCACTAATTCATCCACGTCTTGTTTTCTTGTATCAATTGGTAACTGTCCTCGCGCACTTTTTAGATCTTTCCAACGTGTGCAAGCACCTTGTTCTTCTGCGAGATCTGCAGAAGCCTTAATCAAATAATATGACCAGGCTTCTGCATACTCGTCAACTAAAGCGAGAGCTTTAGGATCACTATAACTAACATCGTTCTTAGCTAGGAAGTAGGCAAAATTGATAATACCAACCCCAATTGGCCTAAATTCTTCTGTAGCTAGTCTTGCTGCAAGGATTGGATAGTTCTGATAAGATAACAGAGCGTCCAATCCGCGAACTGCCAACTTACACATCTTCTCGAAGTCATGTGGGCTTTTTACATTGCCCCAATTGATCGCTGATAAAGTACACAGGGCGATCCTACCATCCTCGTCG